TAGCCTTCCTTTTCATTTTGCCTAATTTAGACTTATCAGCACGTATAGCCGCTGCGGTTTGTTTATCAACATTAACAATGTTTAATTTCGCATCGGACATCTTCTTCTTAACATACGCATTTTCTTTTTTTATCTTATCATATACAGCCTGCAGTTTTTTACGCTGCGCCTCGTCGGCTGAAGAGAGTCTAGGTTTAATAATTTCCATACCCTTATACATTATAATCTCCGTACCTGGTGCTGAGGTCATAAATTTTTCACTCCTTGACCGAATGTACCAATACACCGATAATACAACTAACCATATCACGAATACATACTTAAATCGTATATCTATATTCTTCATTTATATACTATTACATTTTTTTAGTGACCATTTTAGTTCGAGTCTTCAAAGCCTCAAGTTCTACACCGAGAAGTTTAGCATTTTGCATCGACGTGAGTTTATTTACCTTTTCGGTAACGACCTTACGTTTCTGTTCTGATTTTATGATATCCACCCCCGATTTGAGTTTCAATGCACTCATCGCTTTATCGCGTATCATCTTTAGCTCCATCGTGAGTGTTTGAACTTGCATATCAGTATCCCTTTTTAACTTATCAGTAGCATCATGTAACTTAAGTTGTATTTTTTTAAGTTCCTCCATAATAGCTTGACCTTTTTCAAGGGCGACCTTATCTCCCGCATCGGCGGCCTTCCCCAAGGGGGTAATTTCAGTTACGAGCGATTTGTTTTTTTCGAAGTGTGCAGCACTCATCTTCTGCTGTTTATCATTCGAATCTTTCTGTAATTTAATAATTTTCCTCTTAATGTCTACAGCCTTTTTCAAACCTTCACGCCCTTCGACGAGTTTAGCGTTAACACGTGCAGTTATATCAGTAACACTCATAGTTATTATACATTAACAAATTATTTAAGATTAAATTTAGGGGAAAATTGATTCGCATACAAGAACCCCCTGGGTGTTTCATTAAATTTATCATTCCGTGGTTCTACTGTACCATTTTTATCCAATAACGTAACCCCAGCAAGTAGAACGGTGACAAACCCGAGTAGTACGTAAGGCATTTATAATTATTAAATATTTTTAATCCGTTGACGAAGTGTCATACCATCACTTCCCGATGTTTCAACAATCCGTACACATTGATTTTCGTTGAAAATATTACCATGCGTGTCACAAAGTGGACAAGGTACTGACGGAGTTTCTGTCGGACCGTGGTTATGTCTTGGAATAGGCCGCTTTTTATTACGTTTTACCTTGCTGATAGGTTTTGGCGCGTCAGGGTCGTGTCGCTCACAATAATCCACCCCTGTGATACATGTACGTTTACATGGGTTACCTCGAATGTTGAGCCCCGTGCAACAGACCTTCTTCGCTCTCGGTGGTTTTGGTTTTTTAGGTTCATTTATGGGCCTAGAATGAACTTTACACGTCTCACAACCCACCATACAATATTTCATACACTGAGTACCCTTCGCTGTTATGAAGGGGCAGCGAACCTTTACCACCTTTGGTTTAGGTACACGCTTATTGTTTCTGAGATCTTCATTTTCCCGACGTAAAGATTTATTCTCTTTCTCAAGCGCTTCGATTTTTTTAGACAATTCGCACGACATTTTATTAAACTTACAATTATGAGGAAATGAATACTACTTAGGTTATTTATTTTGTTCTTATAAATCAAGATGGAAACTTCAATTCACGATATTCCTAAAAAGGTTCAGTACATTGTAATTGATTCTAATTTTGTAAATGGTTCAAATAATACATTCTCGTTAGATCTTACACTGAAATCCAATACACACGTCGAAGACTTTGGGCGTGTATTAGGTGTAAAGATGGTTGATTTTTACATTACACAGGTCGGTGGAGAAAACCCCATTAGTGACAGTCACCCGAGTGATATAGCCAAGTTTGTCGATGTTATATGTCCAGACATTCCAAAGGTTGCACAGATGTTGGACGAACGACATGGACAAATTTTGGCGAGAGTTCCATTAGAACGACATTTTAATAACTCTTCACATACAGTTATCCGGGATAAACAATGGAAAAGTTTTAACCGGAAAACTAACTATTTCAATCCCATATCGATTAGGAAGTTAAATTTCAGTATATATGAACAACAAGATGACGGCGACTATGTAACTCTACAACCAGATTCTAAATGGTTTATGATTTTGGAAATCACCACCGTTGACGTAAAAGAAAAGCCGATTAATAAGGATGTTCAAATTTTGGAAGCTTTACACGCTCTCATCGGGAAGATTGATACATTGAATTCAAATGTCAAAAAACTTCCGGAGAAAGAAGAAGAAAAACCTAAACGCAAGAAATATTCATTTAATTATATTTTATTAGCTCTCACGATACTCACGGGTGGATATATATTTTATAAAAATAGAGGTGGAGGTGGGGGAATTCCACCATCGATGGGAATCCCACGCTAGATTAACGTATCATATAAATTATCATTAGCGGGACTCTGATACTTCCCATCGGTCCATCTATTATTATCCTTTTCAACCGCCTTTACATGAAGTATAGCTAATTGTGGGAGAGCCTCCAGTGCAACCTTCTTTTTACATCCCGTTATCACTTCATGTAAACTATTAGTATACCTTATTCCGGGGTCATTTTTATACACCCGACACATAAAGTCTGGCCAATTAACCCAATCCATTTCATTCACAGTAAATTCATGTGCATTGTACCACCCATCAGTCGCACCTAAACAAATATTAAGTCTAGGAATCATTATTAAATCCGCGCCAGAATCACTAATAATTTGTTTGATGTTTTTTATAAGGTGTTCCTTCGGCATTTCATCTGGATCTAACATGAAAATAAATTCACCGGAGCAGTTCTCGATGTGAAAGTTTCTATGCGCACTGAAATCACCATCAAAATCTCGTTCACATGTTACTATATCATTTTTAAAATGGTTCACAACACTTATCACTCTGGAAGTAACGTGTTTAGTATCCACTAAAACGTTAATTTCATCTTCCGTATCCTTCACTTGTTTCAAAAACGCGATGAGGGAGTATAAATCCCGAGACTCGTTGCATACCATAATTGAATATGAAATCTTCATTTGAATAATTAAAGATAATTACCTTTAAATATATATGATTCCTAAAGTCATTCATAAGGTGATTATCGTAGATGGGGGGGGACTTCCCATACTTCCTGAAGGAATGATAAACGCGGTTGAAACGTGGATCAGAATAAACCCGGGGTATAAATTGAAATTTTATTCAGGTAATGAGTGTATTGAATATATAAGGAAATATTTCGATAAAGATGTTCTAGATGCGTATACTGCATTGAAACCATACTCTTATAAATGTGATCTGATGCGCCAGTTGATATTATATAATGAGGGTGGGTGGTACACAGATACTAGAATGGTATGCTACGAACCCATAGATAAATTAGCGTCTATGAATAAAGAATTTTATGTATGCGTTGACACACCTCAACAACAACTGTGTATGACGAACGGGTTCATAGGGTCAATCCCAAAACATCAAATTTCCAAGAAGATGATTGATATAATTTTATGGAACGTGACTCACAGGCATTATGGTATGGACTGTCTCGCGCCGACCGGGCCGGGTGCGTATATAAATGCATGTATCGATCACATTAGAAAATTCCCCGACAAATGTCTGATAGGAAAACACGTAATAGAAGACGGAGAACAATTTATAGATTTTATATGTGGTCGAATTGCTAAAGTAAAATATAATAACGCCAAAGGCGGTGATAACAATGATATAACCGGTGGGAATGATTACGGTGAAATGTGGAGAAACTGGGACGTCTATTTAACTTGATCAAACAATTTAGAGGTTTTTGCCCATTTCATTTTTTCAATAGTTGGCTCCTTTGTATGCGAAATTACGAGATCTTCATATTCATTTAATTTCATATTTGTAAAATACTTAAAAATTATCCCTTTATATAATAAATGTGTGGCATACTCACCACATTCGGCGAGGAGGTTGACGTCCCCGAAGATCTCCTTTCACACAGAGGGCCCGACGCGTACAAAACTAAGACGATTGGTAAATGTCGCATGGATTTCTACCGCCTTAAGATCAACGATCTTACAGATGCCGGTATGCAACCTTTTACACACCGGGGTCACATGTTAACATGTAACGGTGAAATTTATAATCACAGAGAATTTCGTACCGGCGCCGAAGTGAGTACGAGTGATTGCGAAGTTCTGATACCTCTCATAGAGGACTATGGAATCATGAAAACCGTCGAACTTATCCGAGGAGACTTCGCGTTTACGTATACCGATGGGAAGCGGGTATTGGCGGCTCGCGATCCATACGGGGTCCGACCACTATTCTTCACACGGTATGATAATGGCTCAATCGCATTTGCAAGTGAAGTTAAGGCGCTCATGTTTATGAAATCCGAAATACATATTTTTCCACCGGGACATATATACGATTCGGCTTTAGACGATTTCGTGTGTTACCACAAATCATACTGGCATATATATAATCACGTATCCAACGTTGACAATGGTACAGTAAAAACGTGTCTCGAATCATCGGTATTGAAGCGTCTCGAAAACACTGACCGCGAAACGGGGTTTTTGTTGTCGGGTGGCCTCGACAGTAGTCTCATCGCTTCTATAGCCGCAAAGAAACTTGGTAAAATTAAGACATTTTCGGTCGGCCTCAAGGGAAGTCCCGATCACGAAGCGGCGCGTGTCGTGGCGAACTATATAGGGAGTGATCACTCGGAAGTATATTTTACCATAGAACAAGGTCTAAATCTGATATATGAAGTTATTAAATCCCTGGAATCTTATGATACCACGACTGTACGAGCGAGCGTTCCAATGTGGATTCTTTGTAAATATATCAAAGAAAATACGGATTGTAGATATATATTTTCGGGTGAGGGTGCGGACGAAATTCTGGGAGGGTACCTGTATTTTCATAACGCACCTGGCGTTGTTGAATTCGCACTCGAAAATATGAGACGTTTGCGTCTGATTCACCAATTTGATGGGTTACGTGCAGATAGATGCGCGAGTGCACATGGCCTCGATCTCATCGTACCATTTCTTGACGTAGATTTCGTGGATACGTGTATGAATATGAACCAGAATGAAAAAGTTGGGAAAGTTGAAAAGGCTGTACTACGTAAAGCTTTTGAAGGATATTTACCCGACAAAATTTTATGGAGACGTAAAGACGGTATGAGTGACGCGGTTGGTACGAATTGGGTACAATCGATTAAACAGTATGCTGAAACGTATATAAGCGATCGACGATTTTCCAAAATTAAAGATCAAGCGAAGGGGTACAATATACCACTCACTAAGGAAGAGGCGTTGTACCGAGAAATATTTTGGAATTTATACGACCATGACAATGATCACCTGATAAGTGAAATTTGGCGACCGAAGTGGACATGTATCACGGATCCAAGTGCGCGTCTTTTGATTAACGAATCTACATAACATTACCCTTTTCATCTAACGCAAATACTAAATACGGTGTTCGCTCAACCGTTTCTAAATTTTTTACCGATAAACATATACATCTTTCTATAATAGCGTTCGGGTATGCGGTTTGAACGACCTTTTCAAATTTATCAAGACCTTTGAGTTGTTCTTCAGCTTTTTTATACCCTTGATCACCACTTTTACCCTCAATAATGTAAACTTCATCATTCATTTTCAGTACCAGATCGGGAATATTCATCTTCTTTGGTATAGAAACGTATCCGTCCTGCCCCGAAAATTTACTCCTTGCACCACCCGCGTGGTTATGAAACAGTACATCAAATCCACTTGTCGTTGCAAGTACATGAAAAAGTATTGTCGACAACTTCTCAGATACAGATCCAGCTAATTTTTTGTAATACGAACCACTCAAAGGTGTCCCAAGAGATGTCACGTGTTCATGCCCAGAAAGACGAAGGTCTACCTGACGGTTAGCCATCATGAATTTATGACTAGAACCACACAATTTCATGACACCGTGAGACGTCACACGTATTTTACATGTAGGTATCATGTGATGGATCGTATATGATAAGAGTGAAACGATGCCAATGTTCGGATCACTGGAAATCTGACAATTACTCCCCTTCGAGAGGCGAGCATTGATATCGAATTCGTCAAAACTCTTCCGATATACGAGTAAAGGTGTGTTCTGTGGTCTCTTTTTTATTGAATTTACGTCAAACACCAACTCATCGACAGTCTTAAAAGGTTCAATATTTTCCAACATATCCGTAAATGGTTCATCCCGGAACCTTAATATCGCATCATGCGTTTTATATAACCTCGAATGTAATTTTGCAGTGTCCGTTCCAAATGTTGGGCGTTGAGAATACATGAACATAAAAGGGATACCCGGATAATACTGTCGACTAACCACTAATTTTGTCGCACGTTGCCCAAAACATGTATTTCGTGATTCGGATTCTGTCGTTTGTGTAGCTTCTACGAGTAAAATTGGTTTGTCGTTTTCTAGGATTATATAGTCACACATAGACCCCCCAGGTTTGATGAATTCTATTGATATATTTTCAAAACCGCGGATATTTAGCATCCATGTCCACATACCATCGTCGTTGAATGGTACATCGTAAACTACTTTATCTACGCGTTTTTTGAATATATATGAAAGAATGCACGCGACATCTTCTTCTTGTGGGTATTCTTCAGTTAATATCGTAATCATATTTATATTTTCTACGAACTATTATAATCACTTAGGTTTAATCTCGTAATAGACTTATCAAAAATCGTGTAATCTTTCTCAAAACCGGTATATATACGATTAGTATTCATACACGCGATAGCCAGTGTCCCTGATCCCATACACGAATCAAGAACGACATCACCTTCATTACTGAATGTTTTGACCAGGTACTCTATCAATGGTAATGGTTTTTGTGTTGGGTGTATACATTTACCTTCATTTTTAAATTCGAGTATACTCCTGGGATAATTCATGACTGTTTGGACGTAGTCGTCTTGCACTTTACGCCCCTTACGGTGGTCAGTATTGCCAGTCTTACCTTTCATAACCTTATTACACTCTACGGTACCCTGTGGATTATACGTCATTTTGTTTTTCGCATTTTTAGATGTTTTACCGTTCGAAAATATGAGTATATCTTCGTGTTCACACAGAACTTTATAAGGTGCTTGCGCAAATCCCCCTGGTTTGGATTTCTTCCATACGAGTGAATATTTAAACATTTTAAAATTCGACGCCACTAGACGACTCGTAAATGGCTGCTGCCCGAATAAGACTATATTTCCATAAGGTTTAAGTATACGCGTATACTCTTTCCACATCGCGTCCAAGTCAACGACCGTGTCCCACTTACACTCAGTGACACCATACGGTAGATCAGTGCATATGAGACTCACACTCGCATTGGGAATGCGTGTTTTCATTCCACTTATACAACACTCGTTAAAAATTTTATTTTTCCAGTCTAGTCGTTCACGACGTGTACATATATGAAGTTTTTCTATAACTTTTGAAGCCCCTATACCGTTACATGTAAACCTTTTATGATCAAATTCAATACATTCGTAATCACCGTAACTTTTGAAAATATTTACAATTTCAGTTTCGGGAATGATACCCTCGTTATTATAGCTCATGATTATGAGTTTTGCTTTATTTTTCCCCATAAATTCTTTGAGTTCATCTACACATTTGGGTTTAGAGCACCACGCAGACTGTTGTACAACTAGTGGTGTACCGGTCTTGTTATCTTTAATTCGTATATCTTCTTCGTATCTGGACAAGGTCTCGAGTACGTGGTAATATGTCGCATAGTTTCGTTGATTATATGGTGGATCCATATAGATTACGTCATAGTCTTGCTCGATGATATGTTTCGCGTCGCATATATATGTTTCACCCCTAGGCGCACACGTATTATCGATTAATTTACCAAGAATAAATGGTTTGATTGCACGCGAGTCCCAATTTTCATTGTATGCACCGTACGTACCCGGTATATTCGAAAATTTTGAAACCGATTCTATGATATTTCCGAGAAGTAGCATATACGTGGCATAGTTTATCGTACCATCATGTTCCCACGTACGTATTTGTTTACGCATAGCGTCAATCTTTGCGGCATTTTCGGTTGTGAAATACTTACGCCCACCCTCGGGTGAGTACAATTTCGTGATTAGACCATGAACAGGTGGTAGAGCATTCAACTGTGAGATATAGTCATCTATATTCGTATCTTTTGGTACCCTCGTGCGACAATAACAGAGTACATATGCATAATGATTTATGTCACATGAACTCACATCTTCGAAATAGTCGCATAATTCGCGTGATACACACCCCGTACCACCAAAACAATCTAAAACTTTAGATTCTACGGGAACTCTCTTGCGTATCTCGTCGATGATGTTTGTCGCGAAAACGTTTTTGTTCCCGAGATATCGCATATACAAATTAGTCCTTTTAACTTTAAATGCTATACATTATTATGTTACGTAAAACAATTTTTGAACAGGTGGATAGTATAAAAAAACTTATATATCTTCCACCTAAACTTTCGCGCCCGGATATCACGTTTAATCAATTGTTAATACTGGAAAAAAATATAGAAAAAGTTTTTCAAGAATTACAGAATGTTAATTATATATTAGAAAGATATTATCCGAATCGACGCTCGGGACCTCGTTGAATGAGATATATATGGTCGTACATGTGCAGTAGTGCAATGGTCAACGCAAACGTAGAAATGATTACAGTGTTCGCTTTTCTTGCGATCCATACATGCGCAATAATCAGGCCAATCAATACGAGTTGAACGACACTGAGTTTGGGTAGTTTACGAATGAAGCGTTTATCGAGTGTATCAACCTTTTTGGTTGGTTCAGGGGTTGCGTACGTAGATTGTGTTTTATATCCGGGCATTTATTATATACAGATGAAATATTTTTCGATCCTCCTGATACTGGTAGCATTCGACTATTTGAAGAGTCCAATTGATCGATTATATTTCAATTCACCAATGCGTCCATTATACGGAATACGAAATACTCTAATTGATATTTTCATGTATAAATCGGAATATAGTATACAAAAATTTAAAGGGTTAGGAGTATTACAGCCAAATTGCGAAGATATACGTAAAGAATATGATAAATATTCAAAAAAAATAAAAAAACAATACTTTCACGATGAAGATCCATGGTTTTCTCCAAACAAAAAATATTATTATTACAAAGCGTGTTATTTCCCAAAACTATATACTTTATTGCGTCAAGTGCCATGTATACGAAAAGACACTGCTGTGATAGCTGTTATGGGGGGTACACATCATATACCGGCACACCGCGCAGAATCTAATTTATACCTGAGGTATCATCTCACTATAAAGGGTGGTGGTGAATGTACACTTTATACTGACACTGGAAACCATTCACACACTGAAGGTTCTGAATTTTTATTTGATCACTCTAGATACCACGAAGTTAAAAAACCAAGTGATGGAACCAGAGTTGTACTTATTTTAGATGTACATAGATTTTTTATACACCGGGGAGAGTCTTCTTCTTAGGCACAACGACCTTCTTAGGCGCAGCTGCCTTAGTCTCGACAGGGGTCTCGGTGACACACGCGGGGCCCATTGCACCACGAGAACCTTGTGGACCGGGTGGGCCCTGCGGGCCTTGGGGGCCCGTTGGGCCCACGGGACCCGAACTGGAACCTCCAAGTTCGACCTGATCGATCAATCTCGTAATGGCATCGTAAATACGCGACTTATCGATACGTGTACGTTTCAGTTCTTCTTCAATTTCTTTGCGCAGAGAGTCCATTGTATATATATAAAAGAAAGATTATCTTTAATACATATGATCATCATCGGTCCCACTCTCAAATCTGGGATCGGACAACATGCAAATAAATATGCACGACTCTTTCCCGAACAAGCGTATCATCTGATTGGGAGCGAGCTTCCAGAGTCCGAACACGGCCTGATATTTATGATCCCGGTAAGGAATCAAATTGAATATATCAAGTACGCGAAAACCCGTGTAAAGAATCTGGCGTGTATGACAGTGTGTGAAACCGAAACTGTACACGAAGATTATGGGTTACTCACCGAACATTTCAGTAAAATATTTGTACCCAGTACATTCTGTAAACGTGTTCTATCTCGTCAATTTCCAAATACAACCTTTGAAGTCATTCATGCACACATTCCACCTGTAACTAAAAAACCGTATATATTTTACCATATCGGAAATATCATGGACCCTAGAAAGAAGTTTCGTGACATACTAATGGCATTTGCTCGTCTAAATGAACCAAATACACGACTCGTTGTTAAAGCCACAAGTAATCAAGATATACAGATCAAATTCCCAAATGTAGAAATTATAAATGGCCTTATTTCAGATGAAGAAATGGATACTTTGCATAATAGATCAGATTGTTATGTGAGCTTTTCACATTCTGAGGGTGTTGGTATGGGTGCAGTAGAAGCCGCTATGCGCGACAAACCCGTTATCATAACAAACTATGGGGGTGCACCAGAATATATTAAAACGCCATATACGATTGATTGTGAACTTCAAGAGTTGGAACAAGATGATTTCTTATTCAAAAAGGGAATGACCTGGGGGAAGCCAAACTTCGACCAACTCTTGGAGTTCATGACACACGCATATTCTAATGATGTCCGTAAAATGAACCACGAACACACGAGACAACTTGTAAGCAAGGACTCTGTATTACGCGAATTCATCAACAATATAATTGGTAATGAAAACGACGAGACCAGTGAGAATAGCCCCAGATCCTAGGGCACCCTTCTGAGAAATGAGAAACATAATCAGATCATCGATAAATCCAATACCGGTAGGTTTTTTGAGTATATCGGGCATGATCTTGGCGATCGCTAAATAAATGACCATCGAAATGATCACTGGTTTTAACGTATCTTGATCAAACATTTATAGTACACTCACAAAATAATACGCTTAACACCCAACACCTTTTCGGAATCCTTGAGTGTATGTTTTTTACAGAAACACCCATTTACCGCCCTGAATGAACATTTTTTTCCTTTCATTGTCAAAGCTTGACAAATTCCACCGGAATTCCTTTTCGCGATGATCCTTTCTGGGACGTCATCGAGAAAAACAATCGTATGGGATCGTTTTCGTTCCGCGTGTGCCTTATACGAGAGGCGCATCTTCTCGACACTACGTAATAAATGTTCGTCGTGAATGTTCATCTTTTCAACTTGAAAATTAAACTATTTAAATGTAACTTAGGCAAACTTTCCACTTCTTATACGCGTAACATCTTCAAAAATTGGTTTGAGTTCTATCGTTTTCGTATTTTTACAGAATTTCTCACGGGCGTCTTTCACCATATTCATGATCGTCACACTCTCAATAATGGTGTCATCACTCGTACACAGTCGCGCCTTAATCTTCTCGTACACAGCCACCATCTCTTCAGAGAAGATGATCGCGAGACCTTTAACAGCTTCGGACCTGAATGACGCGTTTTGGACTTTGGTCTTTACCATTCCGGTAATCTTATCGAGACGCGATATAACGTCTTTGCATGATATCTTTTGATTCTTACCAACCATGAGTTTGGTTAATTTTTCATCAGACACTATGGTACATAATACCGACCTTAGGGTATCACTTGACCGATTTTCGACGTTATCGAGAAAATCGAGTACTTCGTTTTCACCTCGGGTGAACGATATACCAAATATCCCGTCATTTCCACCTAGAGGTTCTTCTGATGTAATGACCTTCTCAACGACGACCGTTTCAGTCTTAGGTTTCCTCACCATCATAACCACTAGGGCTATAACGAGTACTAAAATTATAAATCCAAGCGCGGGAACAATCATAGTAGTATTTAAAGTAATAGAACATTTTTATTTTATGAAATTGAAATGGGTATGTGAATGTTATAAATGTAAGGCACCATTACACCCATCGATATGTAAGACCACGAGTATGGAACGTCGGATTATATCTCATTACAAGCGGATACGCCCTATATTTATGATAAATAACTGTATGAGATATTCATTCATTGGTAAAAAGGTAGTACGAGTATGTTATTGGTGTTTTAGGAATACATCTAAAAATGTACACCAATCATTAAGGGAACGCGAATTAGGGAAACGCGCATATGTACAAAGTAAATCAATTTCGGCTATTGAAATGTGTAACTGGTTCAACGGATTAATGCGATATATTCAAAAATCTACACGGGGTTCCAATAGTTACTTATGTGATACTTATTGATTTTAACATCGTAATTGAAAATGAAAATATATTATACCTAAGTTAGAGTTTACAATTGTAATCAAAACAAGTAATAATGGAAAGTGTTCAAAAACTCACCCACATCGAGCACATTCTTAAGAGACCAGACTCGTATGTCGGTCCAGTTGAATTGGGATCCGAACCCTATTGGATTCTCGATGGTGAAAAGTTTGTGAAGAAGACTGTCAAGTATTCTCCGGGGCTCTTGAAAATATTTGATGAAATTCTAGTCAATGCCATCGACCGGAACTCACTACATCCCAAATATGTCAATTCCATAGCCGTCGCTATAGATAAAGAGGTTGGGTCTGTCACGATTGAGAACAACGGTCCCCTCGGCGGTATTTCTGTAAAAATGCACGAGAAGGAGGGACTCTGGAACCCCGAACTCGTATTCGGGCATCTTCTCACAAGTACCAACTACGATGATACACAAAAACGCATCGTCGGTGGTCGAAATGGGTATGGTGCCAAGTTGGCGAACATTTACTCGACAGATTTTTCCGTTATCATAAAGGATCATGAGACTAAACAAACATATACTCAAAAATGGTCAAAAAATATGACAGTATGTGAGAAACCAAAAATAAAAAAACATTCAGGTGCAACGTCGTCCGTCGCCATAACGTTCACCCCAGAGTGGAAACGATTCGGTATGTCAAAGATGGACGATACCATTTACAACATCTTTCAGAAACGTGTATGGGATTCAAATATCTGTACCACACAGAATTGTAAAGTGAAGTTCAACGATGAAATTCTCCCCAAGCAAAACTTCGAGGCATACGCCAAAATGTACCAAGGTGTCGAACATATTTCGTGTGTAACTGGCGACAGATGGTCTGTATGTATAGGACCTTCCGAGCATGGTATGGAGCAAGTGTCGTTCGTCAATGGACTGTGCACGACGAAAGGTGGTGCGCACGTAGATCACGTGGCGAACCACATCGCCAACAGCATCATCGATGATATGGCTAAGAAGATCAAATTAAAGCCTCAGCAGGTGAAGAACGCGTTTACAATCTTTGTTCGAGCTACACTCGAGAACCCAACCTTTTCGAGTCAGGTCAAGTCTGAGTGTACTTCAAAGGTTGCCGACTTTGGAAGTAGGTTTGACCCACCGAAAAACTTTATCAAGAGTGTTCTCAAAACAGGTATCGCCGACGAACTTTTGGCACTCTCCAAGTTTAAGGAGATGAAGGAACTCAAAAAAACCGACGGTGCTCGTAAATCGAAGATTATTGGTATTCCTAAACTGGACGATGCGAATAAAGCCGGGACGATGCAGTCGAATAAGTGCACCCTCATCGTTACAGAGGGTGACTCCGCGAAAACGCTCGCCGTGGCGGGTCTTTCTGTAGTCGGTCGGGACCATTATGGTGTATTCCCACTCCGTGGTAAATGTAAGAATGTTCGAGATGTTTCCATTGCGCAACTCACCTCAAACCAGGAATTCAACGATCTCAAGAAGATTTTAGGGCTTCAACAGGGTAAGGAATACACGAACGTTTCGGATTTACGATACGGACGTCTCATGATCATGACAGACGCAGATAATGATGGAAGTCACATTAAGGGGCTCATTCTCAACATGATTCATTACTTTTGGCCGAGCCTTCTCAAACTCAACTTCGTAGTGAGTATGGTGACGCCGATCATTAAAGCAAGTAAGGGTTCGGAATCCAAGTCGTTCTATACAGACTCGGCGTTTAGAACCTGGTATGGTTCGGGTAAGTCTGGTTGGAAAATTAAATATTACAAGGGTCTCGGTACCTCTACATCTGCTGAGGCGAGAGACTACTTTAAGAAAATTGCCGACCTTACGGTGAAGTTTGATATGGATATGATGACTGATGACTCGATCATACTCGCATTTGACAAGAAAAAGGCTGATGCTCGTAAAACGTGGCTACTTGAGAACACCGCGAAAGATGCCAGTCAACTCGAAGTTCCATATGGGAATGTAAAGCAGTTGGATATTTCCGACTTTATTCATAAGGACCTGGTAAATTTCAGCCTCGCGGATCTCAAACGGTCAATTGCACACATGGCCGATGGTCTCAAACCTTCGCAGCGTAAAGTTATGTATTCGTGTTTCCAGAAGAATCTCAAAGATGAGATGAAAGTTGCACAATTGGCCGCGTATGTGGCTGAGAAGAGTTCGTATCATCACGGTGAAGTATCACTAGCGGATACTATCGTGAAGTTGGCGAATGATTACACTGGTTCTAACAATATTAATCTCTTAGAACCGTGTGGTCAATTCGGCACACGTCTCATGGGTGGTAAAGATGCGTCTCAAACGAGGTACATCTTCACGAAACTCACCAAAGATGCACGGAAGATTTACGATCCAAAAGACGACGCCATTCTCAATTACTTGGACGACGACGGCCGTTCCATTGAACCTGACTTTTACATGCCCACCATACCCATGGTTCTAGTGAATGGTACAGAAGGTATCGGTACGGGTTTCAGTTGCTATGTACCACCCTTCAATCCTAAAGATATCCAAGCGAATATACTTAATTTCATCAATGGAAACGGAATTCAGAAGATGGCACCATGGTTCCGTGGATTCAGTGGGAGAGTTTTCTACGAAAATGATTTATGGGTCACGGAAGGTGTATGGAAAGTCGTAGGGCAAACTATAAAGGTATCAGAATTACCACCCGGTCGTTGGACGCAGGATTACAAAGAACACCTCGACACACTCACAGAAAAAAAGATCATTAGTTCATACACGAATAATAGCACGACGGACCACGTCGACTTCGTTATCCACGAGTACAGTGGTAAAGATATCATAAAGGATTTGAAACTACAAAAAACAATTCGAACGTCGAATATGCATTTATTCCACCCGATCAGGGGTATTCACAAGTATGAAAGTCCCGAACTAATCCTCATGGATTTTATCAAACTTCGCCACGAATATTATATTAAACGGAAGGAGCATCTCATCAGCGTTCTCGAGAAAAAAACGGCATTACATGACAGTCGGGCAAAGTTTGTCACTATGGTTATTAATGGGACGTTAACTGTATTCAGGCGTAAAAAAAGGGATCTCGAAGTGGAACTATCTAAACAATTTCCAACCGTCGATGGGTCATATGACTATTTATTGAATACCAAGACAGTTGAATACACAGAAGAACGCGTGTCGGCATTACTCGAAGAGTCTAAACAATTGAAAGCGGAACTCAACTTAACTAGAGTTACATCACCGTTGAATATGTGGGAAACTGATATTAAAAATTTGTAGATAGTAGATAGGTATGATCGTCAAAGGTCCCAACACCGGCGCTATCATTTCATTAAATGCTATAGGACAACAAGACACGTATTTAACAAGCGACGATCCTGATAAATCATTCTTTAATTATAAAACGAAACAACATTCAACTTTCACAAAGTTTCATAGAAATACAAAGGTTGACAATCCACGTGCAAAAGCTACATGGCCCATGGGAGAGACAGTTATAGTTACAATGAATCCACGTAATATGGGCGATTTATTATCAAATATGTATATCGTCGTTGACTTCCCGGGTATTACTGGTACTTCTAATGTCGCTGATCAGGTTGGTCGTCATATCGTCGAATCCGTGAGTATGCACGTCGACGAGATTGAAATTGAAAAATATTACGACGATTGGGGTATCATATATGATGAAATGTATCTCGATGCATCTGAGAAGCGCACTAAGCGATACACAATCAATCGCAATCTCGCAGAAGGGACGTCGATGGAAAATGACGAGTCAGTGGTAAGAAATTCATCTAAACTCATGATTCCAATCCCTTTATTCTTTTCTAGAAAGTATGAAGGTGACGAATATTCAACGAATCTTCCCAATCGACCATATTTTCCAATATGTGCGATTCATAAACAGAAAATAGAATTCAAAATAAAGTTCAGACCACAAACGTTTTTTACAAACTCTGCAGATACCATCACGTTTGATAATTTCAATGTAGTCACGGAAGAGATGACAGTGTCGCCGATTGAACGGTCATTTTTAATGACACGAAAACAGGTTGTCACGACCGATGTTGTAAAACGTCATCCATCAGTGGAAACTGAAATTGGGGTGAATGAAGTTAAACTCCAACTTGTACCCAAAATCCCTGTAAAAACTATATTTTGGTTTCTGAGAAATAAAGAATTTGAAGATGAGAGCGTAATTAAGGGGTTAGGTACTACGATTGAATCAAATGTATTTGAAAATCGATACAATTTTTCGTCGAGTGATACATTTACCATGTCAAATTCATTTTTCAACCCAGTTATGTCTTCAGGTAAATTTTTCGTGAACGGTCAAGATTTACCTAATATTATAAATCCCGGACATTCTTATTACAAATATGTCGTCCCATATCTACATAGATTATCGAGACCGATTAGAAATATTTATACGTATACATTCTCGATGAATCCGATTAATGTGGAACCGTCGGGAAGTTTGGATTTTGGAGAATTGAAATCAGATACCACTGTAATAGAGGTAAAATTAGTGCCAAATTTAACTAAAGTTTATACACTTAACATATACTATGTCGGATATCAAACGTTTCTGTTTGAAAATGGGTTCATGAAACTCGCTTATTGAAAAGAGAGTCTTTATTAGTTCTAATGTACTCGACAATTTTATTTTTTATACACCACTTGATGAAATTTAACTGTGCAACAGTCGTATGGATTTCATCAGTTGTACCTGGAATAGTATATGCTATTTTTTCAGATCTACAAAACGGGTCAAATAGTTTTTTACTGTACCCATCTAGACTCGATTTATATGCACAATGTACACTAAAAAGTCTACCATCATTTGTCTGATAATTTGTATTGTTTTTTTTAGAATAATTTGTTATGAACCATTCAAGATTTCTAAGAGATATACCTCCAGATTTTGATAAAAGTTCGTTTAAAACAATTTTATTTTCCGGTATCTTGTAGAATGTATTGATTGATGATAGTAGTATATCGGATTTATTCATATTACTCCACAAACGTCTTAATTCTCTAACTTCTTTTTTTTATCATCTTCACATTTTGGACATCCCAGAATAAATCCAGATGGAAATGGATGTGTGTGGCGGATCGTCGTTGTTTGTATTTTTATAGGTTCACATAAACGTTCATCGTTTACATGGAACGAGCAGAACCCTTCTTTCGTAGCTTTATTCGTACAGAAGCGTCCACTTTTTGTTATACCTTGACAATATTCAACATCTGGTAGAAATTCACGACGCGCGTACTTTTTTGAAACGGGAAAAATGTCGGTGACCTTCTCTAGGACTTTACAAACGCGTTCATACACGCGTCGCTCAACCTCCTTTTCAATCAGTTCCGATATTTGGTCGGAAATACCCATACTATACACGCGCACTTACTTTTTAAATAGGTCGGAGATAAGCATTTGTTTTTCATCTTTCACGACCTTTTTTTTCTTCGGTGGTTTTGCCCGATCGAGTAATTCACCGAAAATTTCAAGTTTTGGGTTTTCGAATAGAGGTTCCAGTAAATCACACACGGGATTCAGGAATTTGTTAATGAAATAATATGCATAATCGATGGGTAGATTATGTTCCTCCACGAACTTTGGATCCTCCGATTTTTCAAATGCTTTTGCACGTGGATTATCCGTTTTGATCAATAAGTAAGGTACGCGATCACCAGACCTTGGTTCAGACCCAGGTTGCCTCGCGCGCATTTTTGTCACGACGCGAACGTGTGCCATATTGATGTCACAACTCGTTGGGTCGTCGATATGTTCTTTATTAACTTTGGATATGGGTACATTTTTACCCTTTACCTTATATGTATCAGAAAGAGATTGACTTAATATGAGCTTACTATTAGGAACCTCCCCTTCGAGTAGTTCGATCGCACGTTGTCGCGCCAAATTCATAGGCGCGACTATATCACTACTCTCTAGAATGACATCAAGAAGCTCTTTACATACCTCACGCATGTGAGGTGTATTATCGCGACGAACGAGTTGCAACCCCTTTACGTCAATATAGTCCATGTTCATATTACCATCTTTACCTTTGGTCCATAGTTTAGCCGCGTAACGTTTTTTTGAATATAGAAAATATGGACAGTACACCTTTTCAAGTTCTAGGTTATTGGGTGCCTTAAACAGCCGTGTACACTCTTCAGCCGCGCGTTCGCCAATTTCCCAGCTATATTCGATAGCCTCTTTACCCGTTCGATCACCCACGTCAAACTCAACCATAACGCTATCAGTGTCACCGTATCGCACTTTAGACCCCGGAAAATTCTTTTCAACATACGATTTCGTGTCATCAATCATACTTCTACCCTTCCTAGTTACAGTCGACGCGATGGCTACACATGGAAGCATACCCCTCGATGCACCCGTAAACCCATATACAGAGTTCATTGAAATCTTATACGCTAACTGCTTTGCATTATACATGCGCTGTGTCGCACCCGTAGAGTTTGCCATATCCTTTTTAGCTTGCTTCCTAAATTGTTTAAGTTCTGCCAAAATAGCCGGTAAAAGGCTTGGGACGTCCTGTGCGAACTTATACTGACCGAACGTTTCGTATGTTACACCAGGAACATTATCATATTTAGTATCCGTGACAAGTGAAGAATAACATAGATTATGTGCCATCATGATAGATGGATATAGACCTTCAAAATCTAGAGCAGTGATCGGTGTATAATACGCACCGGATTGTGCTTCGAGAACAGTCGCCCCTTCATACCCGGCCGTATCCGTGTACCCGTATTCAAATGCGGGAACCTTGAAACCAAGTTCTCGAGCCTTTTTCGTGAGCTGACTAAATACCTTAATCTGCTGCCCCCGTTCAACCAAATAATTGAGGGGTACCCACGTCGCCTTCGCCATCTCGAGTAAATTCATCAGGGTTGACAACTTCGCGATCAGTTTATGTGGGAGGATTGTATCTTTTATACAATACTCCGCAACTTCGCGTAGTTTTACTGGGTCACCCTCTTTGAAACGTGCAAACATCTCCTTGGGAGACATATCAATTTTCTGGTCCCCCAGGTAAATTCTAGAAACATTGTCAAGCTTATACGAGTCGAGTTTATACTCACGTTTAACCTCGTGGAACATATCGAATACGAATCGACCAGGAATGGGTACGAGTTTCAATTCGTTATCACCTAGGGCGCTCGAAGATAGTTTTTTCGATACCAAATTGCAAATATGACCACGGAGTTTACTCATTTGGAAAAACTCTCTCGAACAATTGGTGTATGAGGCGCGTTGCATAATATATTCCAAATCGAAACCAAAAATATTCCAACCAGTGATCACATCGATATCACGGGTTCGTAAATATTTACTAAACCCTGTGAGCATATCACGTTCAGTGTCAAAACTAATAATATTACACCCTTCCAAATTTGGGTCGGTTTGTCCATAACATAGGCATGTCTTATCATACGGTTCATCGTCGGAACCGAAATGTGTCAGCGAAATGGCAATCTGAAAACAAACGTCCCCAGGAATTTTCGGATCTGGAAATTTACCGGTAGAACTGTAACACTCTATGTCTACAGATGCTACGACGAATGGGGCGATAGTATCCGTTTTAAGTGGTGTTAGTTTTCTCCAATCTTTACAGAATAAGTCAATGTCGACATGGGCGTGACACGCTCGAATCACATCAGCATTCGTATCAACCCAGCCTGTAGATTCTATACCAGTTTCATGCATCAGGCGAAGAACCGGGTCAATATTCGCTTCGTAAATATGAAGCTTCTTGTTAAGATCCCGAATTGGTTTTCTCAGGCGGTTGCTCACCTGCTTTCGAGCTGTTAAATCCCTACAAAAAATTTGTAAAAATGTATGTGTTTCTTCATTTTGGAATCCCCATACATCTTTCGCCCTCACCACTTCAAACCCTGTGATGAGATCTTCATAACATGCATCTTCTATGTACCGCATTAATGCATCCTTCATCATACCCTTCGGGATCTTGACGAAGAAGTAGGGTGTATAATTCGTTGTGACACACACAGACTCTCCTTTACTCGTCTTACCAAACAGCCTGATAACATGTGTATTCTCTTCATCACGTGAATCCCATATGAGAACTTGAAATTGGACCATACTTCGTTATAGTGTGAAAATTTTAATATCATTACATAGTAAAATGTCAGCTGCGTTGATTGATCTTGTATCGAAGGGTGCTCAGGATGTATACATCACTGGTCAACCCGAGGTTTCTTTCTTCCGTCAAAACTATAAGCGTCATACCAACTTTTCTATCAAACCGGAACGTATGGACTACATTGGTTCATTCGGGAGCTCCAACGAGGTGGTCATCCCCATTCGCTCTAAGGGTGATTTGCTCAGCTACGTGTGGATCGAAGCTGAGAACATCTCCAACGTTCTCACGAACACGAATGGTTTGTTCTCTTCTGGACAAGGTGATACGACCGAGTTCACCCTTCACATAGGTGGTCAAGAAGTATGCAAACTTGATGCATTCTACATTCAGGGTGTTCACAACATTTTGTACAATGACAACTCTGCGAAAGCCTCGTGTGCCACGACCTCAAGTGAGATTGCTGGTAATGCCAAGGCAAACGCGACTAACGCGGCGCGCGGTTCGGATTATTTCGTCATCCCATTCTTCTTCAGTGAAGATTGGACCAAGGCTCTTCCCCTCGTCGGACTTCAGTATCACACTGTCGAGATCCGTATCAAGTGCAGGTCTAATTTCACACCCACGACCACACCCGAAGTGTACGGTACGTACGTGTACCTCGACACAGACGAACGTGAATTTTTCGTGAAAAATGAGCACGAGTTGCTCATTACCCAGTTGCAATACCAACCCGTGACTTCCACCGACACTGACATTGATCTCACGTATTTCAATCACCCAGTCAAGGCGCTCCACCTCGTATCGTCTGCGGTCGACGGTACAAACTGGGATACGCAGTATTCCTTCGATAGGTCAACCCTATACATCAACGGTACACCCCTTTTCGAAAACATGTCCAAGACGTTCCACCATAATGTCGTTCACGAAATGCATGTCGACACACTCCCATCTGATGTGCTTGACACGGCCCCCTTGTACACGTGGCCATTCTGCCTCAAGATGAACAAGGCGCAGCCTTCTGGAAGTCTAAACTTTTCTCGTATTGATAACGCGAAACTTTCAATCACTTCACCCACCGGTGGCGCTGGTAACAATATTAACCGCGTGTATGCTGTCAACTATAACATCCTCCGCGTGAAGAATGGTATGGCTGGTGTAGCCTTCGGTAACTAATTTAACCCGATGACCCAAAACCCTGCGTGCCTCGGACAGTGTCTTCGATCTCGATAACTTCTTCGATTGGTGGTGTTTCACATCGCTCTAAAATCATTTGTGCAATCTTATCACCTTGCTTAATCACATATTCTACACTCCCGTGATTAAACATGATGACCTTGATTTCGCCCGTATAGTCCGGGTCAATAACACCCGCACCTACATCGATACAATGTTTCGCAGCGAGTCCCGATCGGGGTGCGATGCGAGCGTATACATCTTCAGGTAAACCGACCGCGATACCAGTTCCCACTATAACTCGTCCACATTGACACGGGACAACAGTATCTTCAGTACTGTATAAGTCATACCCAACCGAACCTTGCGACGCGCGCGTGGGAATAATGGCATTAGGTGAAAGTTTTTTTATTAAAAGCTGCATTTATTATTTTACGTGAAACATCTTTAATGCACTTGTACTTCCATATTAAAATTTTTATGCATTTTAATGGTAATTTTATTTTCGTCGACGAGTCGTTTAATTTTGACACCTAGTTTTAGGTTAGAATCTACGATTTTCTGAACCGACGGATTTTCTGGGAGTGTAGGCATAAACATCATAAATCCAACCATCTTCTGGTCCATAGATAGTTCCGGGTCTGAGAGCATTTTTTTAACGATGGGGGGGATGTTGTTCATTATATATTGGGACGCTTTATTCTTTATACACGCACATTTTCATCATCATTGAATGACGAAGATCAGTAGATCCATATCGTAGTCTTTATATATAATATTTGTAGATAATAAATGAAACATACTATTGCTATAGCCGCGTCTACAATCCTCGGATCTGCATTTTACGTCCTCATGGAAAAATCAATTCCAACTGACGCAAATTGTAGTTATCTGGCGACACCCATGACAGATTTTCTTGCATTCGTATGGGGTTTTATCATTATGTGGTATGGGATATATATATATGATAACGCTATACTGACAACTCTCGGTGCCACCATAGTCGTAGAACATTTATGGCAATTAAAACGTAAGGGGATTAAACAATTACGTTTATAAAGAATAAAGTACATATATAAATAATGATATCTCTTCATACATTGACACACAGGCTCAGCGTTCGTACAAAAGCTATTAAAAATAAAAATAACTTCATTTCATCGGCAGATGCACTCGGTGAGGGAAGTAAGTGATTTCCATCAATGGACCGGGGGTCACATGAACCAGATAAAGAGCCCGAGTCAGTCAATCCTATTAAAAAGTTTTTGATGGATACGTTCAAAATCAAGGAGATTAATCATGAAAAGTTCCATAAAAATATTAAACGGGCAATTAAAATAAAACCCAAATAAATCAAGTATTAAGGATAATATGTATAATAGATATATGACACTGCTAAATGCCGCCCAAATCGGTAATGTGCATGAGGTATTGACGTGTATAGAGGCGGGTGATGACATCAATGTCAGTAATCATATTGGTTGGACACCACTCTCTATGGCCGCTGCAAATGGTCATGATGGAGTAGTAAAGACCCTGATCGCGGCGGGTGCGAATATTAACAAGACCGATGATATTGGTTGGTCTCCCTTATTACAAGCCATTGAATATGGTCACTGTACAACGGTACAGATACTGATCGATGCGGGTGCCGATATCAATACTGTGACACGTAGTGGTGTGACACCATTATTTATCGCTAAACTGAAGGAGTGTGATACGATATTACAGATGCTATTCAATACAATATAAACATTCTATTTAAAATTATAAATTAATACTAATGATTGGTATTCCGATTGCGTTTTGGGGCTGACGTCTTTGTATTGGGTTTGTGTATGTGCGAACGCACGCGATGACGTTGATACGAGAAAATGTACTCTCATTCCGGGGTAAAAGTACTAACAATATCACTGAATGTATATTCATCCGTGAAAGGTTTCAAGATATCTATGATAGCTTCATTTCCAATACATACCGCACCGACCAAGCCTGGATACGCCACGACCTCCATGTATTTTGGGTATTGGTTACCGAGTGCGGTTTTGACACGTGTTAATAAACACATTTAACATCTCAAGAGCGAGTGCTTTGTCTTTCTTGATGGTGATCCAGTAAATACTGAAGTTTTCTTCATCATCGTTTCCGTTTCCAGCATCTTCGTACACGTGATTGACGTGTTCGAGGATTTGGTGTTCAAGCTGACGAAGCCCGTTGAGGTCGCCGCTCATGATAGTACGTTGGAGTTCCATATTTAGTTAGTTTTTTTTGATACGACTTAGGTTACGCTCCTTGATTTCGGCTTCAATTTCTTTGATTGTTCTCGGATTTGCGTTTCTTTTCATGAAAATATGAAATTTTAGGTCTTTGCGTGTGACGTTTTGACGCGAGAAGGGGTTTTTAAAAAGAACTTTATTTGGTTGGGTAGCGAACGCTGTACGTACTTGCATTTTGGCGAGTTTTTTGAAAGTATTTGATGTAATGTATCTAAAGTTATCTATTTTGATTGCTTTATCACCATCCGAGAATTTGTTGAAACTTATATTATTATTCGGAAAGTTATTCATAATTTTACTAACCCACCTGACACCCGTCCGTTTTTCCATTTGATTATTTCTGTTATTGATTTTTTTTTGAAGGGCTGCTATCTTTTTACTCAAGTCATTGCTTTCCAATCTCCTATTTTCGCGTGTACTCATTTAAGATATGTATAGAAAAAAATTATCGTAAATCCTTATCCGCCGTGTAGTACGTCTTCCCCTTAGTGGCGAAACTATGGACCCTAGCATACCCCCACGCTTGTGGAGAGGCTCCCGGACGATGCCCGGTTCTCCACGCAGCGAGTCCCCGATTGTAGATTGTTTGGACAGTCCTCAGAGGAATCTTAGTAGCCTTAGCAATTTCAGGGAGGGATTTAGCTCCCGGATACATCTTCCTAAATTTTTGGGTGTAGGAGGAAGTCTTTGTCTTCTGTCCCTTATCAGTTCGGAACTTGGTGTAGTCCCTCTTGAGCATTTTCTTATAACGTGTCTCAACCCCTGTGAGAGTCTCAAGCCCCCTGAAATATTTGAGGGGTGCGTATATCTTACCTTCGGTTCTACGCAGATGTCCAACTTTTTTCGTGATGGCAGCATCGCTGAGAGGCATCTTACTTTTTCCTGAGATTTATATTTGTCATTATCGCGTTTCCATTGTTGTTACTTATTAGCCGATTCGCGGTAAAGTGTGAATAATGTAAATCCTAAAACTGGGTAGACCATTAATTGAACCCCCTTTGACACCATTATCCATGATTGTATAATTTTATGTTCATCGCCCTTTAATTTACTATTAAAATGCGTTAATTGTTTGATCAAAGTTTGTAAAGTGACGGCCGCGAGAGATATAGAGATAATACTCATGATAATGAACGCCTTATTGTATAACGCATCACCCTTCACCCGGTAGAATCTCGAAACCCCGAGAAGACCTAATGATATGGACGTGTAAAGGCCTACATTATGAATTGATGTGTTATAGAACATTAAACTCTCTTTGAATGTTAGACTCATGTACTGTATACATAGAATTAATTTACAATTTTAAAAGTTTTTCGAGACGCTCCGTTTCCTTCCTCATAAAAATGGTGAGTTGAGTCACCCGACCCTCTAGTGTCACTCTTCCATAATGTTTCGTTGAAACAACGTTACCAACACGTACCATATCGACCCACGACATTTTAGAATCCGGCGTTTTACTGTGATGGATAGCTAAAACCGCTGCATCTCGCTTCACATTTCTTGGTATTTCATCACCATCGTAACATACGACGACGTGGGCGCCCGAATATCCACTCGCGTGTAACCACCAATGGTTTGGGTCACTTGTATTTGTGAGTATGTCATTTTCTTTAGCTGTTTGGCCCACCCGTATACTAATACCACCCTCTGAAGTATATTCAATCATGAATATATATAGTATTTGACCTTTAATCCATTTCAAGTTCGGCATATTTATGTATTTCTTCTGCTGTCAATTTGTACTGTTCAAATACGAGACTGATACGCTTTTTTGGTGTTTTTGTATACATCGTTTCTACGTAATGGTACATGTCACCTCTAAACGTTACTTTACGCCCAGTTTTCGGTTTGGTGAATAAAATTGAATACATATCATTCACCCCGAATTTCAACATTCCAAGGCGTCCTAATTCAAACTCATCTGGGATGTCTACGTACACAACCGTTGTGCATAAAGGTGTGACCCATCTACCGAAACTGCGGACGTCTAATGTTACATCATAATGTGCACCCGCCGATTCTTCTTCAACTTCTGAACAGGTAGTGTTAATTACGAGTGGGTTAAATAAAAATGCATTTGCTTCTGGATGTTTAATTTTTTTGTACACATCGTAAATAGGTCCAAAATCCACATTATACAATTTTTTGATATTTTCTACATCATATTTTATACTCGATCCTCTGAATGTTAATTTGAAACCATAGGTACCTTTAAATTGTGCACCGAGTTTACTTTCAGATAAAAGTTTATGGTTCTGAATATATGAAGATAATTCTGCACATTCCTTCCTGGTTAAAAAATCGTCTTCATGTCGAATAGCGGGAAAATCTTTCGGTGTACGAGATTCAACCATGAAATAATCTGTAAGTCTGTGGTGTTCGATTTGTATATAGTATAAAACGCCGACGATACACGCTATTATAAATATTGTAGGTACGAACTTCTTCATGAATTATATGTATAAAAAAACATTGTTAAAAAATATACAGGAATATTAGTAAATATGAGCCTTCACATTATCATGGGTAATATGTTTTCTGGAAAGACGTCAGAACTCATCAGACGTCTTAAGCGATTAAAAGTTATACATAAAAATATCATAGTTATAAATTCCGCTAAGGATACCAGGTCCCCAGATGAAGTTTTGAAAACACATGATAATGTGAATTTTAAATGTTTAAAAGTGTCTAATATTTTCGACGTCGCAACCATGGACGAATTTTATTCTTGTGATACCATCGCTATTGATGAAGCTCAGTTTTTTCCAAGACTTAAAAAGTTTGTCGAATTATGTTTATTTGAAAACAAAACGATCATACTAGCTGGTCTAGATGGAGATTGTTTTCAAAGAAAGTTTGGTGAATTAATAGAATGTATACCACTCGCGAGTGAGGTTACTAAACTTTCAGCCCTCTGTATGAAATGTAATAATGGAACCCCCGGTCCGTTTACGAAACGTACGATCGATAGTAAAGAACTTGAAATAATAGGGGGGGGTGATATGTATATAGCCGTGTGTCAGAAGCACATTTAAGCACTTCGAGCCTTTTTCTTGGTCGGGGACGACTTTGGAGATCTTTTCACCGGCCCTCGTTTCATTTTCACGATGAGAGGTTTGGGGAGATCGTTGGGATATTTTTTAATGTTTTTAACTGTGGCAGGTGTACGAGACACTGGGCTATTACCATGGTCCTTCAACCATTTCGTCAATCCACGGATATTGTATACTGTTTTAACCTTCTTATTATTGGTACTCACATTCGTGATCAAAAAGGATCTTTTACTCGCGGGAATATTCTTTTTGTTTACGTTCATAAAACTTTTATTATAAAATGTAGATACATTTACATTTTTCGGGTGTTTATTATTTGTTTTATTTTTGTTATTGTTATTGTTATTGTTTCGCTTATTTCCAACTATCGGACTGCCCATTTCAGGAAAGTTATTATTGTTTATATTTCTGCTCATTTATTATATGGTAATAATATTTTTTAGACGACGGTGGTAATGTAACCATCTGATATACAGGAGTTCCAGATATTTTCTTACAAAATAAATTACAATCACATTTACATTTCGGAGAATATAACTGTTTTCTACTCGCGTAACATCTTATAGGTAAATTGATATCTTTCGAAAATAAACGAAACATACGATCTATAATTATCATAACGTTATTATACTGATACATTATTTTTTACTCTTAAGTCTTTTCAAGATACTTGTTGTCCACCCAGATGCTTCAAGTTGTTCTTTAGATACATATTTAAGGTCTTTTAATTTGAAAATACCTGTTGTAGATAATTCTTGCCACTCGTGTAATGATATCTTTGATTCTCGTAACTCTTCGGGTGTTTTTTCGCGTTCTTCTAAAATCCTGTCATCTAAATGTTCATCTGCGGCTCTCATAAGATAATATGCCATCGCAGTTATTTCACTTTCATTGAAGGAATCATCAATACCATCATCTAAATAACTCTTAGAAAATGAATCCTTTATGAGTGTTCTCAACTCAACAAAATCTAAATCACCTCTACCATCCATATCCGCGTCCTTGAAACTCTTTGTGGCGACACACGCCTGGGTGGCATACTTTGCAGCTTCTTTTTGAACATCGAATGTTTCTAGAATGGCACCCTTATATAATTCCGATTTAGCACCCAACCCAAATTTAGCAATAAAGCTAACCAAGGTGGTTGCGAGTCCCAACAAAACAATACCTGAAGTAAATTGCATCAGAATGAAAAGGTAATCCATTTCTCCAATCAAACCTGTTTGTTGTATATCAAACAATATACCATACCTGTAGAAATCGTAATATATACCATTTGGTTGTCCACTTGTCAAATTAATCGGATTGTCTATGTCAAATGCTGTACCACCACCATCTTGACTATACAGTATTTCATCACCCTTTGAAAACCAACCAATTTTAGGAGACACTGTCACTACGGCATAGACCTCACTATCACCTATGTTTGTGTGAATAATACGATCGAGATCGAAATTATGATACTTGACTGCGATATTTAAACGCAACCCACTCGTTCTCACGTAGGGATACTTTTCTATGTCTTCCCCAACGCCATTGAAACCTGAGATATCTAGACCACCTACATTCTGTTCATCATATGGTTTATCGAGGTCAATTCCTGTGATATTCAACCACTCAGATAGTTTCAAACGAATCGATGACCCCTTCTCGAATGTATATAAATTGTCATCGGAACCTTCTTTCCGAACGTATGTAATTGGCTTTGAACCAGATTGGAGACGTGAATCATAGTAATGATTGAATGCGAAATAACTCTCTTCTATACCCGGTGCTAAAAAGTTTGTAGATTTCGAGTGTTCACATCTTCCCATAACCTCGGTCGCGTCACCAAGACCGTTCAAGTCAGAAATACAACCACCGAGAGGTTTCAGGTATCTCTGTTTAATTGTTTCAGATATATGTGTTGTAAAAAACATTACATTACCAGAAGGTAACTTTGAGATTAATTCAGCTCCCATATAGAACGCACATACCGGTGCGCTATAGTACCAATCGTCGGAGTATTTAAACTTGTAATTTGTGAGAGTATCGCAAAATGACGAACCACCATTATATATCGCAGTTTGAGTAGAAGTGTACTCAGTCGATGCTAAACCCCAAGCACTCGCGACACCGGTAGGAACTTCAGTTACGATATACGTTTTTCCTGTAAAAAGTGAATATATAACCCAACTTACGATACCCAAACTGAAAATGATATTTAATAGAGCTAATTTCCAATCACGTATGACTACAACTTTATTAGCCGAGAATGAGAGATTAACGATATTACCACGCAACCATTTCCAAAATGGATTAATATGAGCCGGAGTATAAGTCATATACTACTGCAATTTATTTTTACAAAGTGGAAAACACACTGTAAAAACAACTAACTCTCCCAATCGGGTTCGAACCGATGACCTTGCGATTAACAGTCGCACGCTCTAACCAACTGAGCTATGGGAGAAAAAAGGTCCTCTCTACCTGAATCGAACAGGTGACAAATGGAACTACAGTCCATTGCTCTACCAACTGAGCTAAGAGAGGATCAACGAGCTCCCACCAAGACTTGAACTTGGGGTGGTGGATTCAAAGTCCACAGTGTTGACCAACTACACTATAGGAGCATTCATTACAGGGGGACCCCCTTTGTTATATAGTATACGCAACAATTCTTTAAGTGTATTAAATTATTATTTGTAAATACTTATAGGTCTCGTGAAATCTTTATGTATTGTATATATAGATGAAAGTGATTCTTCGTGATAGTCCGAAAAAAGATAAAAAATATAGGGTCACGTTCGACGACGGAAAGCATGTAGATTTCGGAGGTAAAGGCTATTCAGACTTTACTATTCACAAAGATCCCGAACGTATGCGTAGATACGTGGCGAGACATTCGCGTATGGGTGAGACGTGGACCAAATCCGGTATGCGTACGGCTGGGTTTTGGTCAAGGTGGCTTCTTTGGAGTCGCCCTTCAATGCCAGAAGCTAAAAAATACATGACTAAACGGTATGGAATTCGTTTCGTTTAAAAGAAGTTATCCGTTCTATACATCTTCACGTCATACGGTGAAGAACTACCCATGACGGAAACCTGGTCACTATTGTACAGCTCCTGGCACCCTATATCGTCCATACAATCCCGACCGTCGCGGGACACGGGGACTGAATATATCTGCTCACCAGACGTGGACGTGTAATAATTATACCTATCTCTGTGCCCGCGAGCCTCCTTCCCATATAGGGGTAACGTCTCTCCACCAGGGCCGGATAACAAACCCATTTGCTGCACGTGCCCAGGTTTATACATCTTGATAGGCGGTCTCCTAAATTCGGGCTCGCGTATGGGTATTTTATATTGTATGGGTTCAGGTACGCGAATACGTATAGGACGCGCTTGGTGTGTGCGTATTTTTTGCTTCTCAGTCTCCCTCAAATATGTTATAAATCCAATATAAACCAAAAGTACTATCACAAGACCAAAAGCTATGGCACTCTGCGTCTTTCGTTTCATTTATATAGATGTAGAAATTAAATATGGTTGTATACTAAGATGGATAAAAAAAAATCAAAACACTTGAAAAAAGTAAGTATGCATGGTCTCTACAACAAGAACAAATTCTAAAAACGTGGGGTGAAGCGTCTGCGTGTTATAGGTACATGCATAATCACGCGTTTTTAATTTATAAAAAACAAAACATGCACTTTTCACTACCTGTTATTATCCTGTCTACAGTGACAGGGACTGCAAACTTTGCACAAAGTTCACTACCTTCAAGTATAAGAGGTGCAGCACCCGCGATGATTGGTGGTTTGAATTTGATTGCGGGTATAATCGCCACAGTGATGCAATTCCTAAAAATAAGTGAGATGATGGAAGGAAACCGAGTTGCGTCACTTCAATATGGTAAACTTTCGAGAACAATTCGCCTAGAATTAACACTCCCATTAGAAGAAAGATCGTGTGATGGATCTACTATGTTAGATACATGTCGTGCAGAATACGATAAACTTATAGAACAGTCCCCACCAATTCCGTACTTCGTGATCCGGGCGTTTGAAAAACAGTTCTCAGATGATTGTGGAATTTTCAAACCAGAAATAATGCACATTCAGCCGATTGATATGTTCGTAAGTGAAGACGAATTGAGTAATGAATTGAAAAGGGAACTAAAACAGTTAAGGGGGCGTACGACCACTGACCAACTTACGGATATTATCATAAAATCTTCGATAGACGACGAGTCAGATATACAATCATCACGAACATAATGAGATTAAAGAGTGCGACACACACTAGTATAGGTATAACTCTTTTCTTTATCGGTTCTAATACTTTTCTATATAAAATTTGATTATTGAAAAAAATATCTAAAGCTTGTTCAGTCAGATCATCTTCGATGGATTCTTTCATTAAAATAACACCACAAAAAAAACAGCGACCCCTGACGCTACATACTAAAGAAATTCAACTTCTTGAAAAATATATATCTGAAGGGAAAAATGTTTTCATATGTGGACCCACGGGTAGGGGGAAGTCGTTTGTAGCATCTGACGTCATAACGGATAAGAATGTAATAGAATTACAAGCAGATACGTTACAAAAAAATCGGATTACATTTCAAGATACTTTGCGGTCGAATTCAATCGTGTTATTAGATGGATACGATACGAGTATACACTGGCATAAACAAATTGTAGACTATGTTTCAAATGGTAATCCAGGTGTGAAAAATTCATTGATTGTGACGTCCACGTCTGTACACGTACTTCCACATTTCGAGCTTATTATCGTACCACGTCGTACACCAGATGAAATCGCTTCACTTCTTTCAGATAACCCTCGTTCTCGTCTCGCCGCGGAAAAATGTGATGGAAATATATTTAATTTTTACGACTACGTGTATAATTCAGATGAAAAGGATATTTTTAAAACATCCAAAGATGTCATTGCAGACATCTTATGTTCTACCGGGACATTCGATATTTCACAAACACTTCACGAACATGGGCATGTATGTGATGTGATACATGGGAATTATTTAGATTCTGAAGATCACTCAACGGTTGTAATAATCGATGCATTGTCTCAGGCGGATTTGTATGACACTAAAATTTATAGGACGGGTGAATGGGATCTCATGCCGTATTATGCACTCAACGCGGCTGCGTTTCCTAAAATGTATATGGGTAAACCATTACAGGTCAATACAATAAAGGCTGGTAGTTCGTGGACAAAATATGGTAACTATAAAATGCGGTTGAATAAACTGAAAGATATCCAATCTAGGAACACTACGCGGTTGGGAGTGGACGAATTGAGCGTTTTACGGCAGTATATGGCAAAAGGTGATTTCGAACACGCCTTATATTATAAATTAAACCCCGGTGATTTTGATGTTATGAATCATCTGGCATTAGGTAACAAATACAAACCAAATGAAGTAATGAAAGTTAAAAAGAATATGCGAAGTTTATTAAATGAGTTCTGACAACGAGGACGAACACGAAGAGACAACTGCCGATGTACGCGCCGTAGGGTGTGATATTTATTATTACGGTGATGTAGACCGAAAGAATGTCCTCGACTTTATCGAAAAGTTCAAAACGTTGGAGGTTGATCTACTCAAGAAAGCGATTGATCTCCCTGGGTACACTCCGATAATCAACATTCGCATTTGCAGTGATGGTGGCGACGTGCACGCTGGTATGAGTGCTATGGATACACTTAAAAACTCGAAAGTTCATGTGAATACATACGTTGAAGGTGTATGCTGTAGTGCGGGGACCTTTATTCTGTTTGGTGGGGCGCGTCGATATATGGGAAAACATGCATATGTACTTATCCATCAACTAAGTTCGGGGTTCATGGGTAAGTACGCTGAATTGAAAGATGAATTGAAAACATGTAAAAAAATTATGAAAACCGCAAAAAAATTATATAAATCTGAGACTGACATTCCAAGAGACGTCCTCCGGGATATGATGTCACGTGATATATACATCGATGCAGAAGAATGTATCAAATATGGCGTCGTTCACGAGCTGTTCTGACAACCACGTATCGCCTATACAGACCGAACATACATAAGATCACAACAATAATACTGAGCGTATTCATATTAAATGGAATATTCGTGAATGGTTGGGGCTTAAGCCTCTCCATACGTTCATGATTTATAACCGGTAAACCAGGCATCTATTTAAAGTAAATAATTTAAATAATCATATGAAACGCCTTGTACAAATTGAGTACACCGAGATTCACATTCGAAATTGTAATTAGAGAGTATAAGTGTGTAAAACACAATGAACCGAATCGCTATCGACATTGATGAAGTACTCATGCCATTTGTGAAGCCTATGGCAAAATGGAAAAAGTTATCGATGCCAACTAAACCAAAGTATAGTTATATTTACAGTAACATGTTTACTATTTCAGAAAAGGAGTCGAAGGCGATGGTACGCGAATTTTACAAATCTGAAGTATTTGAAACTATTCAACCCCACGAGGGGTCCATAGACGCTATAAAAGAACTCCGCGACCGATACGATAAAATGTATATCGTCACGGGGCGCCAAGAATATGCCAGAAGTGAGACAGAGAAATGGGTTAACACGTATTACCCAGGTCTATTTGATGATATAATATTGACAAATAGTTTCACGAATCATGAGGTGTTTAAATCAGATATGTGCAAATGTTTAAATATCGGTCTTATCATCGATGATAACGATGTGACATGCGCACTTTCTAAATATGCAGGTGTATCGGCTATACATTTCGCTGGATATGATGGTGAAAATGTATATCCATGGTGCCATTACGGATCGGATAGTGTTTTAGATTGGTCGGAAGTTATAGAGCGTGTTGATCAAAAGTAAACCTAAGTGTATAGTCCATAAAATATTGTTATACTATTAGATATGGCTGGAACCATGCTCGGCATTCGAATTCCTATACTAGTATCGCGACCTACACCCAAAAAACAATATAAACGGGGTGTTACGGCTTACTATTCATTTAACTTGAAAAATAGTAAGTCGTTGGAAAAGGTTGAAAGTGATTTATCTATGTTTCATATAGTGACATTCGTTGACGATGGTGATTTTGGTGTATATTCAGTGATGTCAGAAAATCACGAAGGTGTTTCGGAAAATTGTATCATCGCATTCCGAAATTTTGAAGATGCTTTTCGCTACAAGACATTACTCGAAGCAGAAATGTGTGTCACCCCATATGTACAATTCGCCTCGAGGTTTGAACTTGAGCATATGTGCATGATTGGTACTTATCAGTGTCACGTGATTGACGAAAACGCTCTTATCACACCACCTACGCAAACTGTTAAGATAACGGACATGGAAAGACGTTCGGCTCTCTTAAACGGGCGATGGACAGTGAAATGTAAAAATGATTAATTTGTCACAACACTTTCTAAACTATTTACGCTGTTGTCTGGTGTCACACTTGGTCTAACTATACATGGATGTGATGACATAGTATACACTGTATCAAATGTGTGAAAACACGTATTGCACCGGACAACCCCATAACGCGCATTCAGGCGAGCGTTGATATCCCTTATATCATGTGATCCTATATGTTTTATGAATGTCTCCATATTTTCAAAATTTTTACCACATAGGTCACATGAACATTCAAATGGTTGTCTATAATCATAATTTTTTACATACTTTCTGAATATAAATTTTAAACACATGTATGTATATATTAGTTACTTATTTTTTCCCACTGAATACGCCTTTAACAATACTCGACAACTCGATGAGTAGTGCAGCTTGCTGTGTCATCACGATAAGTTTAGCCCTATCAGTTTTAGGTGATATATCGCCATACCCTACCGTACTCATAGTGGTGAACGCAAAATAAAATGGGTCGAGTGGACTTTTGAAACCAAAATCTTCTTTCGGTAATATCGAATATATCAAACCATACGCGAGGGTGATAATCAGTAGACTCAATATTTGCGGGTTCATATTATATTATATACGTATATTATAATATGGATAACCAGGGGTTTGCACTTCTGATGATATTAATTGTTATGATTTTTGTCTTACTTAGTAGGCGCAAATCACTTAATGTAGAGTATAAAGCATTTCTCCTAACTTTACCGTCATCTATAAAACGTCAAGAAACGTTTATGAGTTACTATAACGATAACCTTCCACTTGAAATTATATACGGTAAAGATACAAAGACGGTCGAAAATGCGTCGAAATATAAGAAATATGTAAAACCTGAATATTTCAAGGAAGCGCTCGAGATGCACTACGATTCGGTGAAGAAGCGACCGGATATCACATACTTTAACATGGGAGCGATTGGATGTTACATGGGACACATGGAATTTTATAAACGCTGCTTCGATCAAAATATAAAATACGCGTTAATGTTTGAAGATAATGTAATCATATTGAATGATAAATTTTATAAAAAGGTCCAAAGTGTGATAGACGTGATGGGTGACGACTTTGAAATATGTTTCTTCCACTGCCTTTCCAGGTATTCAGATGGTAAAGATCACGGATTAGAACGTGTAAAATGGATAACGAGTATGAAGTGTTATCTCATACACGTAGAAAATATGAAAAAGTATTATAATAAATTCTTTCCTATAGATAACCACGTAGACCTGAAACATGAAGATATTATAGCCGCAGGGGCTCGCGTATATTACAAGGATTTGCGAAAATATATCAAAATTGATCGATCGGGGCCCAGTACGATAGGTCACAGCGATTGGAGTAATAAGAATTTCTTTTCACGACAGTATCCATCTGATACACCTGTAGTACTTAAACCTGGCTTTTAATATTAAATAACGTCCATACTCTTCCGACTCGTTTTTGCCCGTGTCAATGCAGTTAACCATCTAGACATGGCTTTTGTAGGGATCGAGGTAGATGAATTATCATCACAAGCTATTATACTTAAACCATTACACACATCAGGTTTATGTTCCTTATCCGGAAACGCGTCATTAAAGGCCTTTATTGATATACCTGGGATATCGGGTGCATCTGACAATAACCGGTCATATTCCTCGCGAGATTTCATCATGAATTCAATTACGTCAACTCTATGTTTAACGTCTAGGGATAATTCCATATCGATATTTCTATAAAATTTAGACCACTGTATACACATTGATGAGTGTGCTCCGATTAGAGTTAAACTCTGACTAAACTTACTGATAGATGCGAGAATACCACCTAATACGTTCAAAAATGCGAAAAAATATTGAACCAGAATGATACGTGTATGCGTGTCAGCACTCATATTTTCACTACCACTTGGATTGAGAACAGCAAATCCACCGACACCAGTTATACTCGCTATGATGATACTTGGATAGGATAGATAATCATTTTGTTTCTTGAAATACAACCTTGAATGATTATGTAACCACCTATACCCAGCCGCTTTTTCGGCCCATTTAACGAGTATTTTTTCTTGTTTATCACACCACGTACAACCATGGGGCGCATCCGATTCACCCATTTAGAGTTAACTGATATATTTTTTGAGGTCCGGTTTCATCTCCTGTACCCACCACTTCTTTTCATCTGGGTCCCATTTTGCACCGTGAGATTTGGCTATATCTTTCTCATCATAAGGAACATTCAATAAAATACGAGCACCTTTCACCGCACGTGGTTCTATTACCCAGTTCCAGGCTTCGTCTTCAGATGCAAACGACTTATATACAGCCCCACTATACCCATCAATTTGCGCCTTCGTGTCCTTCCACATGGTATATACACCGGGGATATGTCCCCGAATGACCCTATAAAACTTATTCTTACTAGATTTAACAGTTCCACCAGCACTTTCAAATGCTAATTTATCCACTTCTTCATTCTTTGGATCCCCGTTATGCGCCTTTACCCATTTCCATTCTACACATTTCATTTTATTACGAGCTTCGTCGATAGCGATCCACAATTCTTTATTTTTTACCGCAGTCCCCGTAGACGTTTTCCATTCGTTTTTTTTCCAATTTATTATCCAACTACTAATTCCATTCTTCACATATTGACTATCAGTGAATATACAAACTTCATCAATATTTTGTTTTCCACATTCTTCTAATGCTTTTAAAATTGCGGTCATCTCCATAACATTATTAGTCGTGTTAGACTGTTTACCACTAATCTTAAAGTCATTTCCGATAGCGCCCCAACCACCACACCCGGGATTTCCTAGACAACTACCATCAGTGTAAACATCGTACATGATTACTTATCGCGGTTTGTCCTTATACTCTGAAGCCTTTTTGGGTGTTTTACATATGACATCACCACAATGATCCCTATTCTGATACACAGAATTTATGGATGTTGCCACTTCTTCACACGATTTAAGGGACCAACGTCCTAACATAGGTTTATCCACTTTAATAAAAAGGTCAAACACTTTCTTGAACATTATATTAAATGGGAGTGTTATTTTTAAGTTTCCTAAAACAGTTCATCTTCAACTTTTATTTTAAGTTTGCAATCATCTTTCGGGTAAGTCACACATAACATGGTATAACCTCTCATCAGTTGATGTTCATCAAGACAGGATTGTGCATCCTGGCTTACACGACCCCATACTAATCTCGCCACACATACAGAACACGAACCTTCGCGGCACGAATATGGGATGTTGAGACCTTGTTTTTCCGCTGCATCTAGAATGTACGTTTCATCATCACACTCAAAGGTTTCATCACCACCGGGTGTAATGAGAGTAATTTGATAATTTGCACGGACAGCTACACGAGACTTCTTCTTGATAAGACGAGTTCGTGGTACGAGCGGTGGTCTAACATGACAAGTGGCAAGGGTAGACATACTATTTTAATATAAATAATATTTTTCAAATAACATTAATTGTGCATTTAAAAGATGACCCTCAATATAACAACGTTCTGGTAGCATCTGCACCTGGGTTATTCAATCTCCATACGGCACGCTCGTCGTCGCATTGATGGTCGATAACTCTCCCCAACTCTCCTAAACTCTCCTTCTCACTCTCAAGTTCCACCAATTGTGTCTCTAAAGCAACCCTTTTACGCAGAACCTCGAAGTTTTTATCCCTCATATACTTTATACATACGTCCCGGTCGTGTGAACCAGCCTCAGTCTTCATAGCCTCGGTGATTCTCGATCGAAGCTTCAACCCACGCAACTCCATCGATGCCTGTTTAGTGGCTGTCCGGTTTACGTAACGCATCCGATTATTCATCATGTACCGCTCATTCAGGGGGGGGGACATGCCAAAATATTGTTGGACCCTCACAACCCTCGCAACCTCCTTGGAAGGTTTAGCCATCTGATCATACACCTCCTTCAGCAATCCACACATCCTTAAGTAGTCACCCTCTGGCATCACATTTGAATGGGTGTCAATCAACTGCATAATCTCAGTAAGAGGTTTCATGGTTCGTGTTCTTTTTTGAGTTTTGGAACGGACTTAAGTGGTTTTTCCGGTTTGAAGAAATCATTAAACGGACACCCTTCGCATCGTCTATGACGTACCGCACATTTGAGTGCGTCGGCGTTCTTGATACAAGGTTTTTTCCGTTGTCGATAGGTTCGCCGCCGTGTAATTGCGTAAGTAAGGATCGAGGTTTGACCTATAACTAACATACTACACTAGGGATTTTCAGTTTTAAATAGCGTTATCGTGCACTTTAAAACTGAATTATATTTTATATTTTTTATTAATTAACCGAAACCAACAAATTAGTTGGAGAAGGCGAGGCCACCCATACCGCTTTGGATGCGGAGGACGTTGTAGTTGACCGCGAACATGTTGAGGTTGGTCGCGACGGCACCCGCCTTGGTCTTGATAGCAACTTGCGCGTTATCGATGCGCGAGAAGTTGCAGGTACCGGTCGGCTGGTGCTCTTCGGGCTTGAGCGCGAAAGAGTACGAGTACACACCGGGCAGAGGCGAGCCAGTGTGGTGGTTGTAGGCTTGGACTTGGTTGAAGTACTTACCGGTTTGCTCCTTGAAGCGGTCTTGGCCGTTAAGCACAAGCTTGAACGTGTCGATAGGGCCGGCGAGTTCTTCGGTCCAGGCTCCACCTGCGGAAGTCGCCTGCAGAAGGGGGGCACCGGTCATCGCCGTGGAGATGAAGCAGTTACCGGAAGTGGCACCCACGCACACGTTGGACGCGAGAACGACATCGTTGGACGAAGTGAAGTTCCACAAGTTGGCGCGAGAAACCGAACCCTGGTCGGCGCACCACACAAGCTCCTTAACGGGGTGGTTGTAGGAGAGGCGGATCTGCTTGGTTTGATTCGCGGCGGCAAGGGCATCAGACCCCGTATGTTGCACTTGCTCGATCAGGTATTCATGACCCTTCTGGGCGAAGCGGCGACGCTCTTCGGTGTCCAGGTAGATGTAGTTGGCGTACACCTTGAAGGTGGAGCCATCGGTGTATTGGTCGAACTCGGAGGACAGGTCGAAATCCAAACGGACTTCGTGGTACTGGAGCGCGATCAAGGGGAGCGCCAAACCGGGGTTGCGGTTGAAGAAGAAGATCAGAGGGAGGAAGATCTGACCGGCATCAACACCGGGGGTGGTCATCTTACCCCAAGACGCCTTCTTGGACTCGTCGAGGTAAAGCTCGGAGTACAAACGCCACCACCTTTGGTAGTGCTTGTCGATGCGCTGACCCCCGATGGAAAGTTCAACATCCTTGATGGCACGCTCCGCGGCGAAGCAGGTGTCATCGGCGGAGCCAACGATTTCCGCGAGACCAGCCTTGGCCTTGAGTTCGACGTACATGTCAGCGACGAGGTCACCGTTACGGGCGACGGTCACGGAGACACGGCCGTTGTCAGCGGGGTTACCGTTGACGGTTTGTTCGATGTTTTCCATCGCGAAGTTGGTGTGGCGCTTGTAAACAGCCTGAAAGAAAGTTACAGCGGGGTTGCCAGTCAGGTAGACATCCTGGGCACCGTAAGCGACGAGTTGCATGAGACCACCAGCCATTTTTTTTGTTGTACTATACACCAACATTTTATTTCAGCGCGAAAAAACATGCACTCTTTTTCCTGTGTGTACATAAAATGTTGACCGTCACCGAGAAGAAAGAAGAATCTGAATATGAATCCGAGTCCGAGTCCCCGTCAGAGTCCGGAGTTGAGGAAATTGTTGGTGCTGAAGAAGATGTTGACCTCGCGGAATATGAAACTGATGATGAAGGTGAACTTGACCCCACCGGCCTCATGGTCGAACTTCTCGAGACTGCTCTTATCACACCTGAAGGTGAGACGGTCTGCAGTGCACTCGTGAATGTGGGGCGGCAACTTGAAATACAAAATAAAATTATGGTCAAACTTTTGTCCACGCTTCAAAAAAATCGAGCTTAGAAAAATGACCCCCTAATATAGAAAATGTCAGAGGGCACTCACTTCATCAGCGAAAATGCTGGGTACGAGGAAGCAAACAGTGCCATGAGGACAAATGAAATTAAATCTTTTAGTGATGAAGAGTTCAAACACTTCATCGACGAACTGGAACATATGTGGAAGATTAACGAACATAACGATCAATATCTATCGTACCGAATTGGATACGATAATTTTTTTACAAAAAACGAACTCAGTGAAGATGGTCTACCTACGAGCGTAAATATAGAAACGATCTGCACCAAATACAAAAACGTTCGAGATGGCTTGTGTGAATTGTATCACAGGGCCAACACACTTAACCTCTTAGAGTTTGAACGTGAGAACGAAGATGTGAAAATGGCTACGAGAATTAACCGCCTGATAGATCAAGTAGACGACGCTTGGCAAATTGTATTTCGTAACGCTCGTATATACGATAGAGTAAACAATCCTACATATGTTCCAATTAACCCAGAATCCGACCCCTCCCTTTTCCGTGTTTCCACGATCGCGAACATTCAAGAACTTTCTCCATTCCAACAGTCTATTTTGCAAACACTTCGCTACCTGTACGAAAACAACATCAAGAGATACAAGGGACAATGCTGCACCGAAATCAAAACAGCATCTGGGGCTTCTACTAGAGCGTGGAAACCTATACAAACAATCCAAGAGTTTGTGTATAGTGTCAGTAAGAAGGAGATACATTTTGAACTATGGAAAAATTTAACATCACGTGGGACCGGTCACCGGGACGTTATCACATACCTATCAAATTGTAACGACATGCAATTCCCTGATATTATCAAAAACCGTAACGTGTGGTCATTTAACAATGGCATTTTCATCGGTAAAGAACGGTCGGATAAGGACGGTATGTATAAGTCATCGTTCTATACATACGAATCACCAGAGTTTAAATCACTTGACCAAACCGTTATGAGTTGTAAATACTTTGACCAGGATTATACCGACCACTCACACCTCGAGGATTGGTACGATACCCCCACGCCTTATTTCCAGTCTATCCTAGATTACCAGAAATTCGACGAAGATGTGTGTAAGTGGATTTATGTTCTCGGTGGTCGCCTATGCTTCGACGTTAATGATATGGACGGTTGGCAAGCGATCCCCTTCCTAAAGGGTGTTGCGCGCTCAGGTAAGTCTACGCTAATCACGAAGGTGTTTAGAAAGTTCTACTGTCCGGAGGACGTTCGCACGCTTTCGAACAATGTTGAGAAAAAGTTTGGTCTATCGTCCATTTACGACGCGTTCATGTTTATCGCTCCTGAAGTTAAGAACGATCTCGCACTTGATCAAGCCGAGTTCCAATCCATCGTGAGTGGAGAAGACGTATCGATCGCGGTAAAACACGAGAAGGCTAAATCCATCGAATGGAAAACGCCCGGTATTCTTGGTGGGAACGAAGTACCCCACTGGAAAGACAACTCTGGAAGTATTCTGCGCCGTATTTTGACAGTCAATTTTGGTAAACAAGTAAAAAATGCTGACCCTACGTTAGATGTAAAGTTAGAGAGTGAACTCCCCGTCATTCTCCAAAAATGTGTACGCGCGTATCTACTCTATTCACAACAATACGCCAATAAGGATATCTGGAATGTTCTTCCAGAGTATTTCAAGAAGGTGCAAAAGCAAGTCGCGCTCGTTACCAGTCCACTCGAGAACTTCTTACAGTCGCATATGGTCAAAATCGACGAGAACGCGACGTGCCCCATGACCGTCTTCCAGGATGCATTTAACAACTTCTGCGTATCCAGAAACCTTGGTAAGAAGACCATCAATTACGATACATATATCGGGCCATTCAGTCAGAGAGACTTATCAGTGAATGTCGATTCGCGACTGCATAATGACATGATGTACGATGCACAGGAATTCGTAGTGGGTCTCGACGTGGTTATATCTCTTAATAATTAAAATATACGCGTAAAATATATGGGGCAATTTAACCATTTTGTCAACAATGAAAATATACCATCATTTAATGAAGTCTTACGAACCGAACCGTACTTAACGAACGCTAACCGGAATAAACTGCAACGTGCGCGCACAAATGATAACATGCGCGCGTACGACAAAATGACGAACTTGACACGGAAGAGAATTGATAATTCTAATCTCACGAAACTCGTAGTCGGTTCGCTTCAACTCGGATTTTTTAATGCTATAGTCAACCGAGAGTATGACGCAACAAAACGTATTAATTTAGAAAATGTGATTAATAAACCTGTACCCGGTAGAGATACTTTACCGGGCACTACATTAGATATAGAAGTTACGAAAATCAAGTTGATATACGGTCGTTACACTGGGGGTGTAGAACGTTCCAAGTCTGGTATGGTCGGTAAATTTAACCCGTTGACGAATTATTTTATGGCCCAGGTAACTGCGAGTATGTATGACGGGTCTGTTAGACAGGGTATAAATTTCCGTATATATAAGAATGGTAAAATACACTTTTCCGGTGGGTTTATGAACAATGATATCACTCACGCGGGAAAAATACAAAAATACATTGTCGATAATTTTACGAATAGAGAAAACTTTTTATACAATCCTATTATTTACAACAATATCGTCGGTCAATTTAAGATAAATGGTTCGACCAATTTGACCAAAGTAGCTGCCACGTTTGCAAAGACCGGTAAAGTTAGTTACGAACCAGAATTACAGGCATCGTTACGCATGGAACATAAGGGTAGAACATTTCAACTGTTTACTTCAGGTGTTGTACAAATATTGGGTGTTAATAATAACGCCGAAATGATAGCGTCTTATGATATAGGTAAAGGGTTGGTAAAAGAACTTGTAGTTCTAGACTGTGTGAAAATACTTGGTACTCAGGTAAATACCGCCGTCGTCAAGCGTCGTGTCGCGAAGACTGTCACTAGCAATAAAAATGAAGGGAATGTGAGTTACAATAAAAATAAAGAACCTACCAAACGAATCATAATCTCAAAAAAGATATGTACGTCATACAGTAAGCCCGAACTTATGGCCCTCGCCAAAAAGCTTGGTATAACGAATATCAAGTCTACTATAACTAAAACCACGTTATGTGACCTCATTAAAAAACACGTATATGGTAATTTTGAAGTAAATGGTCACCCATGTAAAGTTCATTCAAAGGATTATCTGATTTCTGTGGCCATGACTAAAGGTATTACCGTATCCGATACCGATACAGTAAATACATTGTGTATAAAATTAGAATTACCCCCTCCTAAAGCACCCACTAAAAAAATTATTACCGCAAACAATACGGTGATTAGCAAGGTTGATTACAAAAAACGTCGGTTAAACGATAAGAGTGTTAAGGAGAATATAAAGAAACTTTACGGTAATAAATGGCTTACTCAATATAAAAACGTAATGGAACCTCTTAATAAAAACGTAATGGAAATGCAAAAAGCTATTAACGCACTCAATCTTAAAAAGAATAAAAAGGGGTTACCATTTAAAAAGGGTGTCGATGATGTTAAAAAGAGTGTGGTGAGAACGTGGAAATCGCAGCGAAAAGTTGAGTTGAATAAAAAATTAAATAATCTGAATAACATTTTTGCTAAAAATCTTGAAAATTTCATGAATGTTGCAACACCGTCGCCTCCGAAGAAGAACAATAAAAAACGATTCCCTAAAGGTACACGAGTCGAACAAATTTAAAAACAACTCGCGGACATTATGTATGGATAACCCGAGAAACGTTTTTCTACAACTCTTACGATCAAAAACTGAAATACAAATAGATACTATGGAAAATGTGAGTGTATATATACGAGAATCTATTCTAAACACTATATTTTACGTGATAGTAGAGTATATTAAGTTTGAGCGCAGTACCCACGATACTGGGTTTGGTCCAATTGAAGAAATATATTATTGTACAGATGAATTTATCAACGCCGACGACGCGCGTAAATGGATAAGAGAAAACGTACCTGATGATGACATGGATCTAATCATGTACGTTTTTGACAACCCCCGTAAAATGTATAGGTCTAAGCATAGACGTACACTTTTGTACCTTAAAAACATGTTATATTTCGATTTATAAGTTTAGTGGGCTCAGAAATCTGTTTCAAATGTGAGGTGTGATAAGAAAAATCATACCCGAGAAAAGACGATTTTATTTTATCAGAAAGTGCAAACCCTTCATAACTCTTCGCAACACCTTCACATACAGCTCCATTTTCAACTTCCATTAACCTATCTTCGAGCATGATGAACTCTTTCAATTTTTCTTTTGTCATTCCATCATTCTTCATTTTAGTAAACATTTCTTTAGATTTTCCATTCGTTATATGAAAATAGTCCGTTTTGTATCCCAAATGGGAAACCTGTGTCTTATTATTAGTATCTATATTGATCGTAAAAATAACATACAAAATTACGGCAAGTAAAGCGGGTATTATCATTTAGTAGTATCCAAGATATTAAAAAGATCTTTAAGTTTGTGTAAAATGTTGAAAAGTTGTCGGTCGTCGCCAATCGTTTTTGGGTCGATAATTTCCAATTCGATTTGATACACGACCGGGTCTTCACTATCCATGTCACGTGTGTCACCCATACACGTGGTGAGGTCAATACTTAAATTTTTTCTGATGAAAGAAAGACGCTCTTTCATCTTTTTTTTATCCATCGTTCTGTCAACATCTGTCACAGGTGTTTCTTTGGAGATACTGACCCGGAAATCGAAGGGTGTGGTTGAATTATTTATGAAATCCTCATTATGGACACGGTGTTTCTGAATGACAGTTTCATCACCCGTATTTTCGTCAACAGTGATACGCGTATTGTCAGTTTCGCGGTAGAAAACTTCCTGTGATGTAGACATAATCTTTTCCCAACCGTCGTATTTTTGGAGGCGGCGCATCACGTTAGTGAACGTGTCTTTACCGATATTCGTATCAAACATTTTACCATTGAATTTACCGAGGCGAATTTCAATCTCAATATGTTCATCGTTTCTGTAACGGTCAATAATCGGTTTTACTTTATCGTATAGGTACTGAACGTCCATTGTATTCAAACTTATATATTTGCATTTCTCTAAATAACTTAGGTTAAAGTTTTCTTTCATTTTAAAAACATGCAAGGTTTCCACAATAATGGTAATACATGTTTTTTCAATGTGGCGATACAATGTTTGTTAAACGTGCGTGAATGCGCAGAGTATATTTTGAATAATGAATATGTGGGTACGTGTCAATTTACTAAAGTATACGTAGATCTCGTACATGTATATTTCAAAAACGCACCGGGTAAAATAAATATAGACCACCTCCTCCATAAGTTCAGGGATGTGTTTCCCCGATTCAAAGTATATCAACCACATGATGCACAAGATGCGTTGTTTTGTATCATAGATATTATCGAAAAGGAGATCCCAATAATAAAGACTTTAGTATACGGTAAACGCACGCAGTATACGGTATGTCCGAGTGGTACGAAGACAACGGAAGAACCATTTAGTTTCTTGATACTAAACAATTTAGATACACGGGACAAAGTGAGTGATATGATGACACGCTCCGATAAATGGGACGTATTGAGCGATTATAAAGACGATTCCGGTGTTACACATAACGTTTCTACTACACGTTCAACGATAACGGAGTATCCGAAAATTTTATTTATTTCTTTCAATAAAAAGCAGTTCGTGGAGATGGACGAATTCAAGCAGTATGAAATATGTGGGAGTATAGTTCATATTGGAACACAAAATGGTGGGCATTACATAACCATTCTAAAACGGGGTGACGGTAAGTGGTATTTACACGATGACGACATGGTAAAGGAGGTCGAATTCCCCGTGAAAGAGACACATCATGTACTCATGTACAGGATAAAAAGTCTCCCATCTTAATATCTTCCTTGATATTCACGAGCGTTCTATAAAACGTCCGCCTCCCGTTCGGGTAGGTCTTATCGTGACGCCTCTGAACAGGTTTCCACCACATCGGCTCATCTTGATGCATATATTGACACTCTACGATCGCGTCTTCTTCTACGTGCACCCCATGGGGGACTTGATCTTCGCGTATTTCGGATTCAAAAATGAGTTTTCCTCGCTCTTGAACGTATAGACGCCATATAGTACCTTTTTTTTTGAATTGGAAATCAATCGTATTCTTATCCCTTGGCTTCCATTTAAACATGGTTTCGTGTGTACCCGTTTTAATTGTGGCCCGTATCGGTGTAAAAATGAGACCGTCAATTTTTTGTGTAACGGTGGGTAGATACTCGTTCATAAATAATTCAAAATCATTTAACATATAAAATTTTTTAACTTTCATTTTAATTGGATCGTATTTTAAAACGGTCAACATCTTTATAACTTTTTCGGTATCGTCAAGGCGATCAATAAAGTTTTTATTTCCAACAACTATACCGGATGTTAAAAGACAATCGTAAATCATGAATGTATCTTCATATAACTCACCTTCAAGAATCGTTCCCTCATATATAGGCTTTCTAAAATTGAGAGCGCATTCAAACATGTCGAGTGCTCTATTCACGAACATACATCGCTTCTTGTTTCCAAACATAAATGCCAGAAGCATATAGCGCACACCGTCCGTCTTTTCACATACGGTGTATGGTTGACTTGTCAATATCCCGAAATGTTTATATTCAATGGATACGGGTTGACACCCAGGAAATGTACCCTTGACACCCCAATGAGTTTCCATAAAGGATATCGCATATGTGTAAATAGGGTCGTCTCTATTTACATATAGACGTTGCATCTGTATTGAGATAATATTTTATTCTTTAAGTTGATTTAATACCAGTTGAATTTAAGATGTTACCGAAACACTCGTGTGTGTACGTACTAGTGACTTCAGCTGCCGTATACGCGACAATCTTTACACCAGACTCTTTAAATTTTTCAAACATCGCACTTGACTTAGGTGCAATTTTGAAGTTACTGGTTCGCCTATCTTTAATTTTTTTGAGAGTAGTCTTATTCATCATGACCCACGCTTTAGGGTTTGTACTTTTCACTGTGTACATATCTCCATCTATAGATCCACCAACAACCGTGTCGAAATGTAGCCCCATTTGTGACACGGGTTCAGTGGACGCCCGTTTCACCTTTTCCGTGAACATACCCCAGTCTATACCCTCCTTCACACCTGGAAATACAATGATGTCGTAATTATCATTCGGCTCGAGCGCTTTTATTAAGGCGTCCGCGTCAATACTCACGCCAAAGTCTATGAAAAGTATCCTGTCATGTGATTTGATACAGTCTTGAATTTTTTCAGACTTGAGAAATGGGTCGTCATTCACGAATATAAGTTCATTATGTACACTTTTTTGCATACATTGAATATTAAATCGTAACACGGAATGTAAAACCTTAACGTGACACGATCGCGACCGTGTGACAATGATTGTTGCAACGCGCATATTACAACTCTATAGGTTTTAAGCCTTAAGCCTTTGTTTTAGGCAACCCGTAAATGGTAGATTTCCTACGTGTCCAAGTGTCGTTTGTACATCTGCAAAAATTTTACCATTCATTTGCTGCCAACGTCTACAAAACGCGTAATCTTCTGATAAGTACCGTTTTGATTCTGGATCGATCATACAATCAAACAGAGCACAATACTCGTCAAAATCGCGGTTCTGATGATCATTTTTACACGTGAGTGTATCCTTGTACTCTTCATGCATTCGCTCAAGTGCAGTGCGCTTAATCATCATAAATCCAGTGGGGCCATCGAGAACTTCGACAAATCCATTTTCAACCGACCGCCTCTGCGCCCCTATATTTACAACAAGACTCGATGAAAGAAGACCAGGGTCTCGTTCATCTTTTTCTTCTATTCCACGCTTGACGTTATCCCACATTACAACCTTTTTGGGATAACACGCTACAGAAATATCATGACCGGATTTTGCAAGGCGTACAACTGATTTCGCATCAAATTCTACGTCCGCATCTATAAACATGAAATAATCTGCGTCGGTCTTTTGCATAAATCTACCTAGAGAAACGTTTCTCGCTCGATGCACGAGACTTTCATTTTCTGTGGTATCAATCATCAATTGAATATTTTCTTTCATTAATTCGACTTGAAGGCGAATAAGACTTGCCATGTATTGTTCGAGACATAGTCCCCCATAACATGGGGTACTTAAAAATATTTTCATGTATAACTATATATTATTACAATTTATCCTCTAAGTATCCTTTTATAATCGTTACAATCTTGTTCAAAGTGGGTGTTGACACACTGCATTTTTCACACACCTCTGTTTTAGATACACGCGATTGTAGTGCCATAAATATAATTGCAGCCGCTACACTCTTCGGTGATTTGCTCATAAGGTCGACACAGTTTTCTATATCCCCACACTTTCTATTGCATGATAACCGCTCTTCGCGAGATACGTCAAAGTTATTGAGTAACCGTTGCATCATGTTATGTGGTTTAGTTACATAGTTCTTATCAGTTTTCTCATCATCTATCACTTCCATAAATAAATCTGTCGTCCGACTCACATCCTTTGACTGGATGCCAAACATTATTGAAATTTCTTCAGTTGTTCTCGGCAAGTTTGAAAGACGACACGCGTATAAAACGCAGTTTGCCTTTATCCCAGAACGTACAGCTCCCCGAGTAAGTTTACCCTCGTTGAATCTTTTATACAATGTCTTTGCATCTTTGAGAACGGTTTCGGGTAAATCTCTACATGCTTCGTCGATATCCTTGTATGCGTGAAATAGTGATCTATCCCGATGATTCATTGAACTATGAAAGTTAATCTTCGCCATACGTTTCGTTTCATACTTTGAAGAGTAACGTGTTTCTATGACAGTGCCTTTACCCCACGCATCGGAAAATAACTCGTGATTAGCCGATGGGATATTACATCTAGACGGATCACTCACGCGACCGTCTTCTGTCACACCACTCGTCCATTCAGCCGTATCATCTATAAAGGTAGCATCGACTAACCCGCACCCTGTACACACCATTCCCTCACGCGTGACAACCTTTTGCTCATTGCACGAGATGCACGTATAATATTTATTTACTGACTTGATTGTTGGTTTATGTAAAATCTGGTCCAGATCGGACCATATAGTAGCCAGTATTGTTTCCATTTATTCTTACAGACCTTTTTAAAAAGTATTGAAATTTCGCACTTAGGCTAGAAATTGTGTTCATCCATCTGGAGTTTCGCTCGCGTTTCGATTCTATTAACCATATCCTTAAACCTAGACGAACCAGGGCTAGAAGGTTTCCAGTCGGACCACGCGGCGTCGATCGTTTCGTATCCAAGTGGTAGTTCCATTCGTCCGTCAAGTTCCGAATCGGATACTACAAAACCACTCAAATCGGTGTCGTCGCTGTCTGAATCGTTGAGTATCTCACTATCTGCATCCATAACAATCTCATCGAGTATGACATATAGGTCGTCTTTAATATGCATAAAAATGGTTTCGCCGGATTGGTGGTGTTCACATATACTGGTATCTCTTAATATATTCGTATAATCATCTAATGTATATACTTGTGCATCTTTGTATATTAAAGATGTTTCTGAGTAATATTTAACTATGAGGTAATCTTCACAATTCTCTTGTACTACAGCGTACATCTCATCTTCTACGTCTTCAACGTTCACTAAAATTTTTATTAAATCTCCAGAATATATTTCTGAAATCGGTATCATATCTAAAGAGTTCGGACAAAAAATATTCATAGCTATTACCACACGTGATGGGAGTGAAAATTCTTTCTAAAGTCGACTGTAAATATTGTGACTACGCTGAAACGTTATGCAAAGACCTAAATCTCGAGTATAGTAAAGAATTGGTAGACAAGTTTGAATTAAAAGAGCGGTGTGGATCTGGGGTGACAACGTACCCCCAGGTTTTCGTAAACGATAAATATGTGGGTGACTACTTCGCGTTTGAAGAGTATATAGACAACACTGAACATATACTTCTTCCTACACTCTCTAGGTTTACCGTGTTTCCTATCGAACACGAGAATCTATGGTCCCTATACAAAAAGGCTCAAATGTCTAATTGGACAGCGGAGGAAGTTGATGTATCAACTGATATGGACGACTGGACAAAATTAACCGATAACGAACGCCATTTCATTAAATATATTCTCGCATTTTTTGCAGGGTCAGATGGTATCGTATTTGAAAATATAAACAATAATTTTGCTGACGAAGTGCAACTTACCGAAGCACGTTCCTTCTACGCGTATCAATGCCATAATGAGATGGTGCACGGGGAAACGTACAGTAAACTCATAGATAAGTATATCCGAGACTCTTCGGAAAAACAGAAACTCTTTGACGCCATTCAGACTGTTCCTTCTATCAAACATAAAGCAGACTGGGCGATGAAATGGTTCGATAAATCTCGAACGTTCGCTGAAAGACTTTTCGCATTTGCATGCGTTGAAGGCATTTTCTTTTCAGGGAGTTTCTGTGCTATCTTCTGGTTAAAAAAGCGTGGACTCATGCCCGGCCTGTGCTTTAGTAACGAACTCATTAGTCGAGATGAAGGTCTTCATTTAGACTTCGCACTCGAACTATTTAAAATGTTGAGTTTTAAACCAATTCAAGACACGGTATACGAGATTTTAACAGATGCGGTAAATATAGAAAAGGCGTTTATTTTAGAGGCCCTTCCATGTAGTCTCATAGGTATGAATTCTAATAAGATGTCCGAGTACATCGAGTACGTCGCGGATCGTTTACTTAAACAAGCGGGGTTCAATAAAATCTGGAACACGCAAAATCCCTTCGATTTTATGGAAAATATTTCCCTAGATGGTAAGACTAATTTTTTTGAAAAACGTGTGGGTGATTATGGTAAAATGGACGAAACGACTCCGATTTCGTTTGACGAAGAATTTTAATTAAACGTCAAATCTCTACCATCGTCAAGTTTACACGTCGCGATCGCCTTCGTTTTAGCACTTTTAAACGAAACCGGTGCAGGTGCGTTTAAATCACCATTGATATCCATGGGAGCAAACTTCCTACCACTGTCACGCATTTCAATCTGCTTTTCTTTCATGTTTGGCTTAGGAAGCTCAACATCGGCCATACGAAGTGGTGCGATACCCGCAGCCACAGCCGTTCTGGGGGAGATAGCCTTGGGGCTTGGGCCAATAGTAGCCATGGGGCTTGGGCCAATAGCTATATCGTCGTCTGAGTCAGAATCCGAACCAGCGTCTGACTCATCATCTGAGTCTGAGTCTGAGTCTGAGTCTGAGTCTGAGTCTGAGTCAGTAGCCTTGGGAGCAGGACCTATGGCCTGGGGGGGTACGTTAGGTTCATACGCTTCAGATTTGATATTCATCATACCCCACGTCACGAGCATAAACACGACCGTGTGTAAAGCTAACCCACTCATCGAAGGGCACCCGTTGGGGGTGGACACCCATGAACCAAACACCTTCCGCACGAGACGGAAGGTATCGGGGTTGGCGACGATGAAGAACACGAGTGCCGACATGACCGAAATTAAAAGTTTTTGTTCTTGTTTTTTACCGTCGCAGCCACAACCACAATCTTTGAAGAGACCCATTTGTTTTGTTATTGTAATCTGAGAAAAAAAATATACTTAAAGTTTGGTCTCGTATAGAATATACAATAAGTATGTCCAACATTATTCAGCGTTACGAAAATTTCGATGTACCCTCAGTTGTTTTTTCTAAAATGAAGAAGAATAAAAATGGGGGTAAAACTGTATACATTAACGCGCCAGCAAACAAGAAGATGTATCTGCAACTTCCTTTTCTCAGATCCCCGTTCGGTCTAAGCGCCTTCACTGACGAAGCGACTAACAAGACGTCCTATTCCCTTGATCTATCATTTGATAAAGATAACGATGATGCCATGAATCTCGTTGAAAAACTCAATGCACTTGATACTCGTATTATCGAGATAGTTGCTGAGAATTCTAAAGAATGGCTGGGTAAGCCTTACAATATCGACGTCATTCGAGAAGCGCTATACAAGCCAATCGTTAGACCAGGAAAGGAAGATTACGCTTCCACGTTAAAACTTAAGCTAATGACCAAACCCGATGGGACCTTCCTCGCAGAGGCGTACGATATGACACAAACGTCCATGCCCGTAGACTCTATTGAAAAGGGGCAAAAGTGTATGTGCATAGTTGATTTCAACCAAATTTGGTTTATCGATAATAAATTCGGTGTAAGTGTGCGCCTTTCTCAAGTATTGTGTGAACAATCGACTAAACTCCCATCGTTCGCGTTTCAAGGTGTTGACGGAATTGCACACACCATGGACGCTACCGCTGATGGTAGCGACGAATCTGAAGAGGAGTGTGAGATCGATGAATAGATAGTTAATTTCTTAGTACTTATTAATATATGAAAGCAAACGTTCAGAACAAAATAAAGATTCCATGTCAACCAACAACACATTTCAAGCCCCTTACGAAAATAGGTCAGGGTGAATATGGTGTTGTGTATAAAGGGTGTTTAAACTCCGAATGTAAACGCGTCATCGCCATAAAACGTTCGACGGATCCACTCAGAGCCGAATATAATATCACTAACCGCCTTAAAAATAAAGGTGCTGCAAACGTTTATGGATTTGAAAAATGTAACACCGAAGAATTTATGTATTCGGAATATCTCGATGGCCAACCATTTGATAAGTGGATCGTTAATGATAAACCAAACGCGGTTAGTGTGAAAACCACTCTTAAGAAACTCCTTAATATATTGAAAATATTACATAAAAGTGACCCATCATTTAGACACAATGATTTACACACCGGTAACGTGATGGTCGTGAACGGTGAACCACGCCTCATCGATTTCGGGTTGTCAGCTATAAATGGTATTCCAAACCCCGAGATAAATGAATCAGATTTGCGTTCTGGATATGGTATTTTTAGAGGAAACCATAAAATGTATGACGTACACTTTTTCTTTAATTCACTCTTTGTCCATATTCAGAGATCGAAATTGACTACAGAATATAAGAGTGTTTTAGAATTCATCAAGCGGGTTTTAACGAATAAGTATCTGGGAGATACCACGAGTCGGGTATCCAATTATAGACTTAAATATAATCAAACACATACAGACCTCCCCACATTCGATTCAATCTTAAAAGATGCTTATTTCACGGGAAACCCGTCGGCTAAGAAACTGAATACTCTATTAAAAACGATTGTCACAACTAAGAAACCGCCTCTCCCCCCTCGTAAAATCGGTTCACCGAAGCCGACGTCGAAGCCGACGTCGAAGCCAAAATCAAAGACACCCACTAAATCCGCGAAGCTTACGGCCATGCAGAAAGCTGCTTCCATTTTGGCATCTCGAAAGAATGTTCGGCCACAGAAGAAGCGCCCAGTGCTCACCCGAACGAGAGTGAAACCTTTATCTAAATAAGTCTATCGTATTCAACAATTCCGAATATCGTAGATTTATAATTAAAAATATCCGGTATATAATATTACACCATGTTCTTCCTTATTGTTTTACTTTGCATAAACATTATCGTGTTAATGAACATGAAACCTAAAAAGGGGAGTGTTACGTTCGATGGGGGTGAAAAGTGGACAATCTATGGGTCGAAGGAGTGCCCATGGTGTGTTAAACAGGTCGACTATTTCGAAAAGTTGGGTAAATCGTATACTTTCGTCGACTGTGACAATAAAAAATGCCCCGACTTTGTGGAAGGGCTCCCGACTCTCGTAAGTGAATCTGGTAAGAGGCGCAGTGGTTTTACGAAGGTGTTTGAGGAGGTCGAAGAGGTCGGGGGGGGCGCACGCGTTTGGAAAATATATGGGTCTCGTTCGTGCAGTTGGACGAACAAGCAGATCGATTACATGCGTAAACATGGAAAGCAGTTCACATTCGTCGATTGTGATAATGAAGAATGTGAAGGTATAAATGGATTTCCCACGTTAGTCACACCAGAAGGTGAGGTTCTTAACGGATATACCAAAGTTTAGAGACTGCGGAAAACGTTGATGGTAATAGATAGAAGTAGAGCATCGGTGAACGTCTGGAGGGGTTTGAGCACGGTGATGTGCTTGACAAGAGAGTTGTTCCACGTAAATCGAATAATAAAAGTGGTGATAAGAACCACGAGTACGAAAGTGAGGATTTCCACGAGAATGTCGTTAGGTTTCCTGGACTTTATAATCTCTTTGATCATCATTTTATTACATGACAATATTTTTTTCTAGGAGTATCATATGACTAAACCACCACCATCGAGTGGTTCCGAGCACACATTCACCACGAGAAAATGGGGTAGTCCAACGGGAAAGGTGAGTAATAATTGTTACGCATACGCTGTACATAATTACAAGACTAACAGGTCGTGGAAGTCTCAACCAGGTGAACGCGTTGGTCGAACCAATACATCACAAACGTACGTAAATTGTGGATCGCTCCCGTCCCTCGTGAAAGCTGACAATCCCGATAAAGTGTACATGGTAAAGGCTGGTGAGAAATGCAAACCATCGTACTATAAAATTATGATGTTTGTTGCGACGTGTAAAAATAAAAATTATTTATGTCACGGAGATTTCCACTTTTATAAACAACATAATAAGACTGAGTATAAAGTAAAAATGGGGGATACACATGAGAGTATCGCTAACTTTTTTAAGGTGCCGGTCATTCGCGTGAAGCGGGCGGCGGTTAGGTTGACTCCCGGGCGTATCATTGTGTTTAAGGCTGACTTTTTTAGCCATAAACGGGGGTGGGGTGGTGCTCCTATCGTGACTGGGGCGACAGGTAAACTCATTACGGACCCCCGGACAACATCTCGGAAGTACTCTGGATTAAATTATAACAAGTATTGTAGTTCATTCTGTGTGAAGAATACTGGGATCAAGGTCGGACATACTTATACCAAGGTCTGAAAGTAGGCTGTCCACGTCGAGTGGTGTGTCTATGTCAAAAAATATATCTAATATATCAAGTGATATATCGTCTGATAATAACAAGACATTTGATGTCTGTTGAATGTTATTATGAACCGTTAACTGCACTTTAAAATTCGAGCCGTCAAATATCTTCCGACATATAGGACATGTCTGCTTACCTAGCTGTTTCCAGTTCTCTATACAGTGGGAATGGAACAAATGACCACAACGAATTGGGCTATGTGCTCGTGTTTCCCTGACTGTATTGAGACAGATGGCACATGTTGTCATTCTTATTTAGAGCGATTAGAATATTTTACGAGTTTTTACTCAATATATTTTAGACAAATTTATCGTACTGTCGCACATACCACATGGCTCCGTTTTCTTTTCAGTCTTCTTTATTACCTGGGGACCATTCGCTTGGAGAAACTTACGAAAAGAATAGTTATCTTCATACTTGATACCATTCTGCGACATGAGATAATCGTTATATAATTTTGACGAGTTATTTATGGTGAAGCACCTACCGTCGGCCATTCCGAGTCGCTGAGACATTTATATTACAATTAGAAATTAATTTTTCTATTCTCTGTAGTGGTCACCCATGATTTATATCCCATTTTTTTTACCTTATCTATACACTCTTCTATATCGTACCCTGAAAATGTATCAAAACGATCTTCCACTTCAGTCTTTGAAACTCTTATATCCGGATTTGAATTTATATGCTCGTTGATAATGTTATATGCAAATACGATCTCTTTTAGGGTCTCAGCTCCAGTGATAATGATCTTTCCCGTACTGAATATACTCGTCGTGATTTCCTTCATGTCAGCGGCTGGTTTGAATTTGATCTTAACAGCTGAATACCTATCGGGTTCAAATGAAACTTTGAATACATCCGAATGTCTTTCAAAATGTTCGGTTGTTTTCATCAAATTGATGTTATTATTCAAACTGAAGTTTGAATTGATCATGACAATACGAAACGTATTAATAGGTGGGATCACATCGGGGTCAAAAGACTGTATAATATATATAAGACTGTTGATGATATGTTCACAGTTAAATAGGTCGTTGCAACCTGCGACCTGGATACTTCCATTTGGGAAAATCTTGATAGATTTCACACTGTAACAATCTTCGTATGTTAACGTGATCTGATTGTAAAATGTTGTGGGTTTGATTGACCATGTAGCGCTGGTATTTGAATGCTCGTTCAATTTTAAGTGCACATCCGACATTTCAAACAATTTTCGAATCTTCGGTACATCTATAGCCTTGTTAAACGACGATACCATCGTGATAGTGGTGAGTTTGATCCATGAGGGCGTTTTATCTTCTGGTAATTTACGTCTGAACTCGTCTAATGTTAGAAGATATGAAAATGTTGTATTTGCGATTGCACTAAACATTTTGGACTTACCTTTTAAACTTGTAATCTACCCACTTAGGTTCATTCTTAAAGAAGTTAGAGAAGAGCCAACTCTTTAAACTACAATGCCGTCATTCATCCGAGAAGCCAACGCCTTTGTTGATAAAACAAATACACCTCGCGTGGAACTTAAGTATACATGTTACGTGGAGGGTCAAGGATACACGAACTGTACTGAGTGCTTCGCAACGAAACCTATTGGTAAATGGGAAACGTTCAAGTCTAGACGAGAGTCGTTCAATTATACAGATTTCTTAGAAACTAAGGTTCATAAAACGTTGCAAATTCGCCGACGTCTAATTGAATTACAACTTGATAATGTACTTTGTGAAAATAACAATATATTTTCAATGATACGCATTATGAATTGTATAAAAATATTAGATCCTACTTTTATACCACCCTTGATTAACGTGAAATGTTCATGGCAGAAGAAATTTGTAAAGTACATTGTTACAGACGTACTAATCGGTGTTGCAAACGGTTGTAAAAATGAGTATAGGTTGGAACGTTTGTATTTTACATTGCTAAAAATAGAAGCAGAATTATAAGAGAAATAAACATATAAGCGGTCAACGTAAGTTCGCCAGAGGAATCGCGTAGTATAAGCTTCTTTACGTTTGTGGAAGTGTCTTCGTCGTACCCCCTATCAATATTTCTACCTGGTAGAATAGGTCTGGAAAGATGACATCTTTCACCCTGTACATCCGTGCACATATTAGGTGCACCCCACCCTACCGTTACACCATATTCACATATAGGACTTTTAAAATCATTCACCATTTTTTTTACATTTTCGATCGGTTTGTGTTTCGCAAACTCTCCAGGGTGTCGAGTCGCACCTGGTAATGAGATTTTGTTTTGCACAAATGGATTCACGTGGTCCATAGTAGCTTTATCATCAAGCATGAACTTACTCATCTGTATATTAAGAGTAAATATATTTTTTATGTGCAAGCTTTTTTTCATGTTCTATCCACATTTGATCTAAATCAATGTTTAGCATATGCGCCAATTGAAAAAGATAACTAAACACGTCACCCATTTCCATCATGACATCAACCCCCCGCTCCTTTTTGATATTCATCTTCTTAAACGTTCGTTTGTATTGTCGGATTGCAGATGCGAGTTCGCCAAATTCTTCGGAGAGTAATAACCATACCGTGTTTATATCCGCTCGATCCCAACCCTTGATTTTACAAATTTTCTCCGTCTCTTCTTTGTAGTAATTCAACGAGCTCATTCTTACTGTATACATGCGGGTAATCTTTAAACGCCGATCTTCTCATTCTTTTCAATTTTGAGACCGTACGTACTCGTGTTAGCAGGAGCAACAGGTGGGACGGCCATGGTGTCGATATCACGCCTATATCCCATATATTGGGCAACACCTGACTGAATCTGCCCCATTGCAGTTTTAATCACCATCGCGTTCATAGCCTTGACTTGGGGATTCACATCTTGATGTTGGTCACCCGCGTTATTGATAAACACGACTCGCATGATACTGTACAGGTCACCGGGATTTTGATAATCAATCGAGATACCCGTTTTATCTTTAAACGCCTGACGGATCGCACGCTGAACCAAATTCGTATTGAACTCAGAGAAGAAAAGCGTGTTCAGGGGAGTTGGTGTCTGCTTGATCGACATGAGGTTAGGAACGTCACACATTTAATATATCTCAGGAAAAAAACTATCTGTAAATATAAATGATCGTCGGCGCAGACTTCGACACTGCATATTCCGGCCCAGCCTGTGTGTCGGCGAAACCCGTGTGCACTGCACCCAACTGCTTCATCGCGTCTTACCCACCAATCTCCAAACCCGGTATCGATGGGGGGTTCAACGTGAACAGCCAATTTCTCGAACCTAACAGGTATTACGAGACCGTCGGCCCAGTCCCTATTCGAAGTGAAGATTTTAAGTGTTAATTAAAAGATAGATTTGTAATATAACCAAATGAAGGTTATCAAGCGGTCCAATCTTGTTGAAGACGTCAAATTTGATAAGGTCACCAACAGGATCTCCAATCTTACATATGGTTTATCTGAAAACGTCGACGCGTCCCTCATCGCAAAACAAGTTTTCTCTTCGATGTACGATAACATCACTACTCATGAAATTGACACGTTATCAGCCGAAATTTGTATCGGTATGCTTACATCAAATCCAGACTACGAAGTTCTTGCCACACGGATAGTCGCCAGTAACATTCAAAAAATCGCACCGAATTCCTTTTCCGATGCCATGAAAATTCTTTACGATAACAATATCGTCACGGAGGAAATATACACCGTTTCAAAAAAAGTAGATGACGCTATCATCGCGGAACGTGACCGAACGTTTGGATACTTTGGTATCAAAACGCTCGAACGCGGGTATCTTCAGAGGGTAAACGATATCATTGTCGAAACACCACAATACTTGTACATGCGAGTATCAATTGGTATTCATGGTAGTGACATCGAATCGGTTAAAAAAACGTATGAGGCCATGTCCCTCGGACAATTTATTCATGCCACACCGACACTATTTAATGCTGGTACACTTCGCCCACAAATGTCTTCATGCTTTCTCGTGGCAAATAAAGACGACAGTATTGACGGTATTTATGACACCCTGAAAGAGTGTGCACAGATTAGTAAATGGGCTGGTGGTATTGGCTTACACATTCATGATATTCGCGCAAATAAGTCCACAATCAGGGGTACGAACGGTAAATCTGATGGAATCGTCCCGATGTTGCGTGTATATAATTCGACAGCTCGGTACGTCAATCAAGCTGGTCGTCGTAAGGGGTCGATCGCGATGTACATCGAACCGTGGCACGCAGACATTCTCGATTTCCTCGACATTCGTCTCAACCAAGGTGATGAAGAGGCTCGATGCCGCGATTTGTTTACAGCCATGTGGATCCCGGATCTGTTCATGAAACGTGTCGAGAGTGGCGGTGATTGGTCATTATTTTGCCCAGACACTGCAAAGGGACTCTCGGACGTGTATGGCGATGAATTCGACAAACTTTATGAGAAGTATGAACGTGATGGTATCGCGAAGGCTACTATACCGGCCGGTGATATCTGGAAGGCTATCATTAAGTCACAAAGTGAAACGGGTACACCGTACATGCTATACAAAGATGCGTGTAACAGAAAATCTAACCAAAAAAATATTGGTGTGATTAAATCGTCTAACCTATGCAGTGAAATTGTAGAATATTCCGATAAAAATGAAACTGCTGTGTGTAACTTATCTTCTATCGCTTTACCAACATATGTCGACCGAGATACAAAGACATTTAACCACGCAAAGCTACACGAAATCACCAAGATGGTGACTAAGAACTTGAACAAAGTCATAGATCGTAACTTTTACCCGACCGAATGTGCGAAACGATCCAATATGCGTCACCGCCCTATCGGTATTGGTGTTCAAGGTCTCGCCGACGTATTCATCATGTGTGGCATGCCATTCGATTCACCTGAAGCAAAGATTCTTAACGCGCATATTTTCGAGACTATGTATCACGCGGCTCTGGAGTCTAGTATTGAACTCGCCAAAATTGACGGATCGTATGAAACGTTTGAAGGTTCGCCTATCAGTGAAGGTATCTTACAATTTGATATGTGGGACCGCGAACCCATAATGAGTGGGCGTTATGACTGGGATGCAATGCGTACGCAAGTTAAGAGTGGTATAAGAAATAGTTTACTTCTAGCACCAATGCCAACTGCGAGTACTTCCCAAATTCTTGGCAATAACGAGTGTTTTGAACCTTACACGACGAACATCTATCTTCGCCGTACACTCGCCGGTGAGTTTGTGGTCGTGAATAAACATCTCGTCAGGGATTTACAAGCCATTGGTTTATGGTCAAAGGAAATGAAAGATCTCATGGTCAAAGCGGGTGGTTCTATTCAAAATATTGTGGATATCCCCGAAGATATTAAAAAATTGTACAAGACTGTATGGGAAATTAGTCAAAAGGTTATCATCGACATGGCGGCAGACCGAGGTGTATATGTCGACCAGAGTCAAAGTATGAATCTATTTATCGAGAACCCATCCGTATCTAAACTTTCATCGATGCACATGTACGCGTGGAAATCAGGGCTCAAGACTGGTATGTATTATTTGAGAAGTAAAGCAAAAGCGAAACCTATCCAGTACAGTCTAGATGCAGAATGTAGTGCTTGCTCAGCTTAAAGTTTTGAATCTATATATAACAAATGGCCAAATTCAATACTCTCTGCGACATTATGGAAATCCCCAAATACGATGGTCGTAAAATTTCTTTGAGCACAAAGGACGGTAAGCCTCTCAGAATACAGACCCCGCGTATGTATATGCCCTTTGGTATTAGTGGGTACACCCCTGTAGTGGGGGCAACTAAGTGGAACCTTGATTTTTCAATGAAGGGACACGATGAAGAGGGTAACTACGTAAAAGCATTCTATGAATCAGTTCAAGAAGCAGAAAAAAAACTCATAGAGGAAGTGAGTGCACAAAGTATGCATATTTTTGGTAAACACGTGAGTTTCGAAGAACTCGAACCCATGTTTAATTCCAATATCAAACACTCACCTGATAGAGAGCCGAAATTTAGGACACGCGTGGATACATCTATGAGTGGAGATTTGAAAGTGGGAGTATTTAATTCAGAAAGGGAACAGTTAAAAGATACATTAAAAGATAAACTTTACGCAAGAAATTCAGGGGTTGCCATCGTTGAGATGAACAGTGTGTATTTCTTGAATAAGATGTTCGGTGTTACCTGGAAATTACACCAGCTCATCGTTCACGAACCACAACAACTCAAGGGTTTTCAGTTTTCATTATAAATTATTTTCCACCACCCGAAATCATAAGATAATATACCAATTGAGCCTCTTCCAATAGTTTACCTTTAATCATGGTGAAACCATTGGGATCCATACCTAGTCGTATTTTAGCGATTCTGACAGAACTATCCCAAGCGCTGAGAGTCATGCTTCTTACTTTACTACTTCATTTTTTTTACGAGCTTCTTGTACGCCACCGTACCCTTCTTGGGTGCCAACTTGAAGTCACCCTTCTTTGCCGGCTTGAACACATTCACCATGGACTTGGAACCTTCATCTTTCATACGTTTCTTAGCCGCGGAGATGGCAGCTTTACTTTTAATGTTACCATATTTGTCCTGGACGAGATCTTTTTTGGTGAGACCACCAGAAGTGTGAGCGGCGGTTCCGTGTAAGACTTCTGCGCGGGTACCTTCAGTTACCTGATACATCATTGTTATACTATATCACCGGAAAATTTTTCGAATCGCGTCCATCGACTTTTCATTCTTTATAGGAATTTGATCTTCCACGCGTTTATCGTTAAGTACATCCGCACAAATCATAGACTTGTGTCCCTGGAGTGACATCATAGCCATGTCAACGCTGTTGGATTTTTGTGTATCTTTATACACCAATTTTTTGACAAATACTTCCCTTGTCTGACCAGTTCTGTGACATCTGCCGATAGCCTGTAATTCCGTGGCTGGATTCCAACTCGGTGCCATGATATAAACCCTCGTGGCACACTGAATGTTAAGACCCTGACCACCACACCTGATCTGTACTACCAACATACTACCATTTGGTGAATCTTTAAACATCGTAAGGACCCGATCCCTTTCATCTTTGTCTACAGATCCATCTATCCTGAATATTTGCCGTTTTATCATACCCTGAATATGGTCCAACTCACCCCTGTATGAACAAAACACGACACTTTTCTCGTCGGGGTGTTCGTCTACATAATTGCGCAAAGTATACATCTTATTTGTGTCGTGTACCCACACTTCAGGTATGTGCTCGTTGATTTTTGCAATTCCGTTGTTATACAATTGTGGCCATCGCATAATCTGCCGCATGCGTAGGAGACACTCCAAAATATGCATATTCCGCCGCTGAGTAGATGTCGTCGTTCGCATTACGTAATTAATCGACTCACGCGCGTCTGCGAACGCAACATCATACACGGCGCGCTCTTCGTCAAACATGTCAAGTTCCACGTTTTCAAAATGACAATAGGGTAATTCAATTAGACCATCAGCCTTTGTTCGTCTCAAAATGTATATATCCTTTATCTGATCATGCATCGCCTGCACCACGTGCTTCGAAAATCCTACGAATGTGCAGAGTGTGACAAAATCTTCCATCGAATTGAAGACTGGTGTCCCAGTGACAACCCATCGGATAGGTGCGTGTAAATTATTCACACTCTTGAACGTGCGTGTGTTGCGATTCCTAATTTCATGTGCTTCATCTAGCACAAGTCTGTCCCATTTCACTGTATGAAGCCTACTCTTCTTACTTTGCACTGACGGATAAGACGCGATGACGACGTCTCGATATAAACACTTGTCTTCATACGTACCCACGTCTACGTCGGGTGCAAACTTTTTAAACTCGCTTATCCATTGATTGACGAGCGATTTTGGTACAACGATAAGTGTATGTTTTTTTAGGTTTTTCAAAATCGTTGCGATAATCTGTACAGTCTTACCCAGACCCATCTCATCGCAAAGAAAGCCACCGGTTGGTCCAGAAGTTTGATGCTCCATAGAGACCATCCATTCTACACCAACTTGTTGATACGGTTTAAGTGTAAATGACATTGTAAATAATTATACGCCATTTTATGATTACTTAGGTGTATTTTTTTCTACATATATACAAATGTCGAATATTCAGAAAAAATTGCCATTTATGGCTTCTGTGTTTGGAAACCTGGTATTTCAAATGTTTGTAGTGTATCGCGCGATTGAGGTAACTATTAATAACACAAATATGAAAGATTTCGCCACGAGAAATAGGTTTTTACTTGGTATATCGACCATAGGAATTACCCTAGCCCTCGCATTTGCGAGATCCCTAAACGTACCCATCAAGTTTGTACTTTTTACCCTTTTGTCAATAATCACGGGTATGCTCGCGCATAACATTACCGACCTCAAGGAAGCATTACTCGAAGCGTCCGCGATATTTATAGCGATGGTATTTGCCGGTATAGTGACAGTCCAACTTGGTTATGATTTATCCACCCTCGGGCTATTCTTATTCTTTTCACTAATCGCCTTAATTTTCGCGCGTTTACTTTCACCTGGTAAACAAAAATACACAAAGATAGCTACACTTATATTTGCTTTATTTGTAGTATACGATACGAATAACATATTACAAAGAAACTATAACGGGGATTTCATTGATGCATCCATAGACTATTTCTTGGATCTAGTAAACCTCATGCGTTTATCAAACGAAGAATAGATATTTACCGTATTAGAATTCAACGTAATCGTCATCTGGGTCGGACGCGATTTCACATGTTTTCGGTAATTCTTCCTTCTTCTTACGTTTCTTTTTTGGTGGTGGGTCAGCAATTCCATATTCTCTGTGGTACAAAACTTTTTGCCAAAATTCTTCCATGACTGGAAGGTATTTTTCAAACCACCCACGGTCGCGTTTCACATTTACAACATCAAACTCTTCCGGTTTCGGCCAATTCGTCAGGGCTGGTTTGTATTGAATGAAATCAGCTTCTTCCAAATCTAAAATTTCCATACACAGTTGAAGCTGTGGCATATAATGTTCCGGTACTTCACCGGGTATAATTTGTCTCATAGGAGGGCATTTAATCTCTACGAGTTTACCCGAATTGGACACACCATCTGGACTCCCACCGAGCCACGTATACTTCGGGTGTGGGCAAAGGCCAATCTCGTGTACAACTTCGTCATGTCGTTCCTCGTATAAAATTCTGGCTTCATCTTCATACAGCTCACCGTGTCGGGTAGCTTCATTACCCATAAATTTTTCACCCTTTCCACATTTTTTTAGTAACAATCCGTGGGGAGTGTCATATTTATTTTTCCCTATAGCAGTCGCGACATCGCTTGCGGTTAGCATGTTTCCTCGAAGCGCAAGCCATTCCTCAGACTTTTGGGGGGCGTACTCCCTTTCGATCAGTTTCTTCACTGTTGGGTGCATTAGGTATTTTACTCTCTAAATGTTTAAGTACTGCACGAACGTGTTTTTGTGAATAGACCTCGTTTTTTTGCTTTTTGTCGTTTTTGGTCACGCGTTTTTTAGGCGTGTAATCGTTTGAGAATTTCATTGTGAAAAATTTACTTTTTATGCGCTAACTTAGGTGGATAAAAAAAAGCTTTTGCAGCGTTTTGCTCTGCCAGTTTTTTATTCTTTGCACAACCAACACCTACACTCACGTTATCGACAAGTACGTTAATATAGAATATACCATTATCATGACCAGCAATCGAATATACCGGTAGTTCCAACCCGTTAGATTGACAATAACGCATGAGATGATCCTTGAAATTATCATCTACCATGATCGATTCCATGTTAACGTACGATGGGTTAGTGTAAATGCGTAGAATAAATTCCTTTGCGTGTAAAAGGCCCATATCCATATAGATAGCACCGATTAGAGCTTCAAATGCATCTTCGAGAATTTTAGGATTATAATTCCAGTTATTACGCATACCCTTTTCGTCCATCTGAATCCATTTATATAGTTCAAGTTTTGTCGCAATATCCGCGAGTGTTTCACCTCTTACAAGCTTCGTCCTCGCTTTTGTCAGGAACCCTTCTTGGTGTTGTTCGTAACGATCATATAAAAATTTGGTAATAACAAACCCCAATACAGAATCACCTATGAACTCGAGCGTCTCGAATGACCCGTCTAGGTTGTCGTTCTCTTTTAATGCAGATTTATGCGTAAACGCTTTTTGGTACAAATCTAAGTTTAATATTTTTGTACCAACAAGGGTATCGACCGAAGCGCGGTCAATGATCATTTATATTGAATAGATAGTTTTTTTTAAGCAGGTGTTTCAGCCTTGATGTAATGAGGACCGAGGTACTTTTGAAGGTTCAAGAAGGTAACCTGCACGTCAGCCGGGGGGGTGAGAAGGTCGCGAAGCTTCTGGTCAAGGACAAGAACGCGACCGTTGTCGGGGTGTTTGAGGCCGTTTTCCTTGACGTAAGTGTTAACAGCGCGAGTTACAAAGCTGCGGGAAACAAGCTTACCCTCCTCGAGACCGAGGAACTCTCGGAGTTTATCGGAAATCTTTTGCTCACGGTTGAAGCCGTTGTTCTTAGCGCGGTTAGCAGACTTTTCACCGTCGGGGTCGTCTTGCTTAGCCTTAATCTTTCTAACGATTTTGGTAAGCGACTTAAGATCAGAACGGAAGGCGGCGATTTCGGAAAGAACGGTTTCAATAGTAGACATTGTATATTATATACACAGGAAACCTTTAAATACATTACAATATAAAATTTTATATTCTTAATATAATGGATACCTCGTTGTACTCGGTGAGTGCTATAGAACGATACTTTAACGAGTATATGTTTTTTGGAGATGAAAAACTCAAAAAATATTATACCCGAAATCAGGTGGGTGACCTCAAAAAATTCAGGCAACGTATACACACGAAATACCCCACAAAGGATTTTGAAAAGATGATCTACGTGTTTGTCACCGATATTACTAGAGGTATAATTTTGGATACCATCGGCGAACTTTCGACGTTTCTCAAACCAATGGGAAACCTTATCATAAGCGGTGGGGAAGCTTTCAATATGTACATGTCCATGAATGATCGGGTTATCACCAGTGATATCGACGCTAAGTTTGTACCTACGATTCCGTATAATTCACAATATTTTGGAAAATTACAAGCTGTTAAACTTCTTTTATGGAATAAACTTGGAGAAATTTCTAAAAAAAGCAACATTCGAATTAAAAATGCATTACTGAAAACGACACATAAAAAGTTTGTAAAATATATTGGATTTGGTTTTAAACAACGTGGACCTTATGTGACTAGGCGATACACGCTCATAAAAAAGAAAAAAACTGGTGTGACCAAGAAGCCCAGTAAGGGTGATATATTCATAGATGTCGAATTATTTGCATTAGATTTAAACATGCGTATATTTTCACCTAAAACTGGTCGTATAGAAGATGGAACTGTTGGTGGCGTTTTAGACATTCCGTTCATGCGTCCTAAAGAATTTGGATATGATGTATCCAAATCGTTTAAGAAAGGTATATCATACAGGAAATACGGTTCGACTGAAATATCACGAAACCCAAATGTATATATCGCGAGTAAAGAATTTTTGATAGAAGATATATATCTCATGCAAAAGCTTGGTCTCCGCCCAGAAAAAAGGGATAAGGATCGTCAACGACTATTCAAACTTGGGAAAAGTTTGGGTGCGTCGATCACGTCAAGGGATAGTATGGAATCCATATTTAATAAATTGAAGAGAAAGTTACGTCACGTCAAGACCGCTAGAATTCAACGTGGTACGGTTAGTATACGAAAAGCTTTAGGTGTAAACCCCAAGAAGTATGAGATGTACACTACCGAGCCATCAGTAGAGCGTCTTTCGAAACAAATCGTACACGCCATCAAACCCAGTGTAAACAATATTATAATCGAAGGGTATGAAAAAACGCATGGAAATCAACGATTCAATACGAATAACCTCACGTGGAAACCGGCCACTAACAACGCTTACGTAAAAAATGAATTCCCACTCCGCCCAGTCGAAGCTAAACCATTACCACATGGTCTAAATACTCAGGCGACACTATATGGATTTAAACCCAGACGCGATGGTTGGGTACCAAAACCTTTACTTCAAAAAGCTGCGAATATACCATATATAGGTTTAAAGAAATGACACTATAATGAAGTACAATGATTTACGATAAAACTTCTAAAGGTGATGACGGCATTTACCATGTTCGCGCATTTTCCAACGATCGAAAGCGGAACTTTTTCCAGCTAAACAATGTTACCGTTACTGAGGCGTCACCTGACTTTACTATCACACTCCCAGAAGGCTGTGGTGTACTCAACGCTATTCATGATGATAATATCCAGGCTGCAGTCGAAAACAGTGAAAGTTGGTTTGGACGCGCACTTTCCGGAGCTACTCTCAATAACGCGTATGTACGCGATGGTTCACTCACATGTGAACGCCTCCCCAATACGAAGATATTCAAAGCATCTAAGGAGGTTGTGGAATTCGATACCGTCAAGAGTGGGGATACGTGCGATGTCGTCGTCGAATTTTCGGGATTATGGTTCGCGAAGAAGGCGTATGGCCCCGAATGGAATATTATTCAGGTGAAACTCCAGCCCGAGCCAGAACCTGAGCCAGAACCCGAGCCAGAACCCGAACCTGAACCAAAATCCGAATTTGATGAAACTTATCCAGAAGACTATATGTTCAGTGATACTCAATAAAAAAATTGTTCGCATTATATAAAGATGAATATGTTCAAGAAGCTGCCCACGGCTAAGATCGTTATGGTTCTCGTCGCGATTGTTGTGGTCGCTATTTTGTTTTATCCCAAAAAGTCCAAGTATACCCTCACGGATACCTCATATGCCCCATCGGGTTTCATGGTCGGACCCAGTCCTCAGGTCCCGGATGTTACGGGACAGAGTACGTGTGAGATGAAGGCGGGTACCGGTCTCGCTTCATCTCTCCTTCCCCGTGAGGTTGCCTCTAAGGAAGATTTTGGACAGTTCGCCCCCGAAGATGTTCTCGCGGGTCAAAACTTCCTCGAACCCCGTAACCAGATCGGGTTTCCCGAAACTACAGGCGGTGCGCTTCGCAACGCTAACCAGCAGATTCGCGCCGAACCTCCCAATCCTAAAAGCCCATTCACTTGGAATAATTCCACCATCGTTCCCGATTTGATGCAACGTCCCCTTATGTAATTTAACTTAAAGATAAAGAACCCCTATTCATTATAAATGGGGTCTTCATCAACCGATGATCTCACTTTAAGCGTCTCTAAACTGGTAGAATTGAACCAACAGATTAAAGAAGCTCGTGAAGATATGAAAGTGTTAACTCATGCCGAAAAGGCACTTAAGTCGCACATTAAACAATTAATGATGGATAACGGTCTCGACGTCATCAACACTAAGACTGGTAAAATTTCTGTAAAGACGAGTATTCGACGAGTCGGTCTCAATAAGGGTTCGATTAAAGAAGGCCTCAGTGTATTCTTCTCAGGTAACGAAAATCAAGCAGAAAATGCCTTAAAGGTTATCCTCGATAGTTTACCAACAAAGGAAACCTCCTCCATCTCCATCACTGGAACCAAAAAAGCGTCATAATGGTTTGGGAACAATACGTTTACGAAGCACACGCGGATCTCGACGCCTATTTAAGTGAAGATGACGAGATTAATGATGATCTAAATACTAATATCGAAGATTGGGAAATCGAATACTCGGACGAGTTGAACATGATGTGGAACATGATCAATACACTTATGTACGACGCACATATCGAACATACTGGTTTCTTTTGTGATTTCGTCGAGTTTTGTTTTATCGAACATAACTCGTATCAAGAATGTGATACGATTGGCGACCCATGGTATGAAGAGCGACTCGCACATGTATGGGTTAATATCAGGCGAGTCGTTAATCAAAACCGTCTTCATGAAGATATGATGAGAGGCGCAAACTTCCACCATTTCATACACTATGTCAAAAATTATATGGGTATATATTAAATGTTCCCTAACCTCGCTTCCCAGAAGGTGTCAATCCCAGCTGCTTTATTCCTGGCGCTCAGCCCAGGTATGTTGTTGAAGACTGACGGTGTTAATTTTTCCATGAAAAATGTTAGCACTGATCGCATGACTGTCTTATTTCATGGTCTTGTATTCTTCCTTGCATATTCTCTCATCGCTCGTGCGATGGGGTTGGTTTTAACCCGCACGGATATTCTTGTCACGACCACCCTCTTTATGGCTTTGAGCCCGGGTATGCTTCTGACGATCCCCCCAGGTCAATTCATGTCAGGTAAGACGTCCCGCCCCGCCATTCTCGTTCACTCGGTCGTTTTCGCGATTGTCTTCGCTATTTTACGAAAGCAATTTCCTCAGTTTTATTAAGTGACAGAATGGAATACCTTGTTATAGGTCCCTCGTCTATGGGTCTGTTTGGGTTCATAGGATCTCTGAAGCGGCACGAAGAAAAATTAAAAAATATAAAAGAAATTTCGGGCTCATCAGCCGGTGCCGTGTTGGGTGCATGTTTAGCACTTGAGATATCACTTGACGATGTACTTGACAAGTTCATGAAAATAGATATAGGAAATCTAGCAAAATATAAACTGAGAACGTTCTTCAGGAATTATGGCCTTGTAGACATGGAACCTGTACGGAGTGCAATTGTAGATATTTTCGGGTCTGACGTAAAGTTTGGAGAGTTGAAAAAGAAGTTGCACGTATCTGTTTACAATTTAAACAAGGGGTATACAGAATACTTCTCGAGTGATACACATCCAGATATGCACGTCGTAGATGCAGTTTGTATGAGTATGTCGATACCGTTTATAGCGTGTAGCGTGCCGTATAATGGTAATATATACCTCGACGGTGGTACTAAAGAAGAACTCCCATTGTCACCGTTTTATGGAAAACCTTATCATAAGGTACTTTCTTTCAAACTTAAAATAAGAGATCATTATATTAATAAAATTAGTTCGTTTCATGAATTTATTAGCGCGTTATTAGGGCGTGCGTTGAGTTTGCGGGGAGAGATAGATACATCTAGATTATGTAAGACAATATTAGTATCAACAGGTGAACATAACTTATTTAAATTTGATATGTCTCATGACGATAAGTTACGTATGTTCTTTATAGGATATAATGATTAACAATCCATTTGCTATATTTATTTTATCTAGATATAACAATATGGATGTGTGCGATCCCGGGCAAGATATGAAAAATATCAGGAAACTGGTATTGGTTCATACGGGTAAAAAAATAAAATTAAGTCGCGACGAGGTCTGTGATATATTTAGGTCAGCAAAGCTGGGTAAATTGCCATTACCACCTCTTGGGATAACCAGGGATAAGCGTTATTTAATGGACGCGAAGTCCCAAATGACGCAGAGTGATTATGAAGTGTTATTCAGTTCTTCATCAGTTTCTACCGAGATCAAACGCTTGGCCAGAAAAGTTGGACTTATTAACACCGACAAATCGATAAGCGAACTCAAAACCGCGATAGGACGAAGACTACGCGGTATGAAAGTGCGTGAACCTGTCATGTTGACGGGTGGGGCGCGCACTATAAAACCAATCTCTAGTACGTATAACAACGTAAAAAATAACGGTGAGAATACAACGAACCGAAATGTTAACGGAAACGCGAAGAACATAAATGTTAACGGAAACGCGAAGAACATAAATATTAACGGAAACGCGAAGAACATAAATGTTAACGGAAACACGAAGAACCGAAATGTTAACGGAAACGCGAAGAACATAAATGTTAACGGAAACATGAAGAACCGAAATGTTAGTGTTGATACACCGAGTATTACTACAATCAAGACTGAACCGAGTGTCAATATCCCGAATAATACCAATAGATATCGTAAAGAGGCTTCTAACGCGTTAGTTAGACGTAGACGTGAAAGCGCTCTCAAATTGATACAAGGTGCGACCACGACAAATGTTTCTAAGAATGTCACACCTAAACCATCTATATTCAAATGGTTATTTAATGGTTCGAAGAATAAGAACAAGGTGACACTGTCGGGTGGTGACAAAAACTCGAATGATAAATTCAAACAATTGCAATCAAATTTGGAAAAAAAACAGCGCGAACTTGAACAACAGCAGGGGAATCAAGCTAAAAAAATCATTAACGCCGAGAAGGCTGCGAATATAGCGAAGGCTGCAGCTGTATCGAACGCCACTAACGAATCTAAGCGTGTGGCTGAAGAGGCTCAGAAGAAGTTGGAAGATGCACAGACACTTGCTAAAGAAATTGCGAATAAGATGACCACTGTTAAATCTAATGCGGAAGCAAATAAAGCCGCTGCATTGAAACAAGTCGAAGAGAACAAAAATGCTGCATTGAAACAAGTCGAAGAGAACAAAAATGCTGCATTGAAAAGGGCTGAAGAGAATAAAAACGTCGCGCTAAAGGAAGCCAACGCCGTGAAAAATAAAGCTATCGAAGAAGTTAAATTGGCAGAAAAGGAGGCTGCACAAGCCGCTACCGCCGAGGAAAGGGCCGAAGCGGCTGAAAAGTTAAATAAAGCGCAAAAAAGTGTTACACAAGCAGAATTGAATAAAACTACCGCACTTGAAAAAGCGAACAGTAACATGCAAAATGCTAAGAATCTGGCTAATAAAAAAATCGAACTTTCGAGATTAGCCGCTAATGCCGGTGTAAACATTTCGAATAAAATCAATGCCATAAACGCCAATACGAATATAAACGCGCTACGTGTGGAAATACAAAACAAGAAAAGTGCTGCCAACACCAACCTAAAAAATAAACGTCAAACACAATTGAGTAATTTAGTGAACAGTTCTAACGCGTTAAACAATCAAGATAAGGTAAAGTATTTAAATAGTTTCGAAAAGGGTACAAATTTCAACACTCTTATGAACACCGTCAGGTCGAACATAAAGAATAAATCGAACACCAACCTAAAAATTAAACGTCAAACACAATTGAGTAATTTAGTGAACAGTTCTAACGCGTTAAACAATCAAGATAAGGTAAAGTATTTAAATAATTTCGAAAAGGGTGCGAATTTCAACACTCTTATGAACACCGTCAGGTCGAACATAAAGAATAAATCGAACACCAACCTAAAAATTAAACGTCAAACACAATTGAGTAATTTAGTGAACAGTTCTAACGCGTTAAACAATCAAGATAAGGTAAAGTATTTAAATAATTTCGAAAAGGGTGCGAATTTCAACGCTATTATGAACAACATCCGGAAAAATATAAAAAATAAATCGAATACAAATCTAAAAAATAAACAGCAATCACATTTGAGTAATTTATTGAACAGTTCTAACGCGTTAAACAATCAAATGAAGGTCAAGTATTTAAATAGTTTCGAAAAGGGTGCGAATTTCAACGCTATTATGAACAACATCCGGAAAAATATAAAGTCTAATTCAAACGCGAAACTCGTGAACGCCCAACAAAAAGCTGCAAAAGCAAATATATTGAGAGCGAGTTTAAATGCTGCGAAGGTCAATTTAGAAGCCGAAAAGGCTGCATCGCAGACCAAGATTAATGAAGCGATAGAAGCAGCTAAGGTTGCAGAAAGGGCGGCTGCAAACGCTAATTCGGCAAATGAAAGGGAGAAGGCGGCTAAAAATCTCCAAAACGCGCAAAATAAATTGTCGAATGTACAAAGTCGGGCGAATCAAGCTGAGTCGAACTTGAAACAGGCTGCAAACAATGCCCAATCTAAACGGGTGATAATGATGGAAAAATTAATTAACAATTCATCGCATCTCACGAATACTAATAAAATTGCGTACACGCGGCGTTTCTCGGAAGGTGAAAAAATTAAAGACTTGGCTGAGGAAATACGTGCAAAGATGGCAGCTAATCAGCAAAAAGCGCTGAACAATGCGAAGGCTGCAGCCAATGTTAATAAACAAAAAGCGTTGAATAACGCGAAGATCGCAGCCAACGCCAAGAAGGCTGCTAACAACGCTGAGGCTGCGAGGAAGGCACAGGAGGAAGCCAACGCCAAGAAGGCTGCTAACAACGCCGAGGCTGCGAGGAAGGCACAGGAAGAAGCCAACGCCAAGAAGGCTGCTAACAACGCTGAGGCTGCAAGGGTGGCACAGGAGGAAGCCAACGCCAAGAAGGCTGCTAACAACGCCGAGGCTGCGAGGAAGGCGAAGAAGAATAAGAACTCTAATGAGTTGAGTGTATTATTGAACAGTTCCAATTTGTTAAACAATCAAGATAAGGTAA